CCATGGCACGGACTTTTATCCGCACTACCGACCTTGAGGACGCCATCATCACTTCGGCCAAGCTGGCTTCCAGCGCGGTCGTGACGGCGGCCCTTGCGGACCTCAACGTCACCACGGCCAAGATCGCCGACAGCGCGATCACCGAGGCCAAGCTCGGCTCCCTCGCCGTCACCGCGGCGAAGCTCGCGGCGGACGCGGTCGAGACCGCGAAGATCAAGGACGCCGCGGTTGTCGCGGCGAAGCTCGCGTCCGACAGCGTCGAGACCGCGAAGATCAAGGACGGCGCGGTCACGCAGGCCAAGCACGCGAACGACAGCGTCGGCACCGCCCAGCTCATCAACCTCAACGTCACCGCCGGCAAGCTCGCCGACAGCGCCGTCGAGACCGCGAAGATCAACAACCTCGCTGTGACCGAAGGCAAGCTGGCCGACGGGGCCGTCGCCACCGCGAAGATCGCGGGCGCTGCGGTCACCGAGGGCAAGCTCGGTGACGGTGCCGTCTCGACGGCGAAGCTCGCGGACAACGCGGTCACCGCCGCGAAGCTCGCGAACGACGCGGTTGATACCGCGGCCATCCTCGACAGCAACGTCACCACCGCGAAGCTCGCCAACAGCGCCGTGACGGCGGGCAAGGCTGACCTCTCCGGGGCCGACTGGGTCTTCGGGCAGGGCCGCCTCAAGACGACGATGGCCGCCACCCCGGCGGACAACGAGGTCATCACCAAGTCGTACTTCGACGCCTACGCGCAGGGCGTGAGCTGGAAGCAGCCCGTCCAGTGGCTCGGCACGACCGACGACACCGGCATGACCCTCGCGGGCATGACCGCTGGCAGCACGTACACCTGGTCTGGCGGCACCTACCCGATCCTCGCCGCGCAGCGTTTCGTGTGGGTCAACAGCTTCGCTGACGCGAACGGTCACGTTGACAACGGCGTGTACGTGGTGCAGGCGAGCGGCGCTCCGGTGCGCGCGGTTGACTTCGACGCCCCCAACGAGATCAAGGGCGCCGCTACCTTCGTGCAGGCCGGTCGCTTCTACGACAGCGGCTTCGTCGTCACGACGGATGGCACGATCACCATCGGCACCACCCCGATCTCCATCGTGCAGTTCACGGGCCTCGGCCAGGTGAACGCGGGCCTTGGTCTTACCAAGGTCGCCAACACGATGAACGTGGGCGCCGGCAACGGTATCGTCACCAACGACGACAGCGTTGCGATCAAGCTGAACGCGTCGAACCCCGGCCTCGCGCTGGACGCGAACGGCCTCGCGGTCAAGCTGAAGTCCAACGGCGGCGTGTCGGTCAGCGCGGACGGCCTGTCTGTCAGCACGTCGAACGGCGTGCAGGTCGACAACGGCGGCTTCGTCAGCATCAAGCTGAACTCCAGCAACCCCGGCCTCCAGGCCGACGGTTCTGGCCTCTCGGCGAAGCTCGACTCGGCTGACGGCTCCCTCGACGTTGGGGCCTCCGGCCTCAAGGTCAAGGACCTCGGCATCGTGTCCGGCAAGATCGCGGCCGGTGCGGTGGTTGAGGCGAAGCTGGCCGACGGCGCGGTGACCACGGCGAAGATCGCCGGGGCCGCTGTGACCGAGGGCAAGCTGGGCGACGGTGCGGTGGCGACTGCGAAGATCGCCGACTCCGCCGTGACCTCCGCCAAGATCGCCGCGGGCGCGGTGGTCGAGGCGAAGATCGCGGACGGCGCGGTGACCTACGCCAAGCTCGCGAGCGACGTCAAGACGGCCATCGGCAAGTACGACCAGGCCATGACGTTCACCGCGACGGCGAGCCAGACGACGTTCACGCTCAACCACGCTGACGTGGACAGCTCGTTCGGTGGCCACATGGTCTACCTCAACGGCCGTCTCATGTTCATCGGCTCCGGCAACGACTACACGTTCAGCGACGGCACGGGCGCTGGTGGAAACGACCAGATCGTCTTCCAGTTCGCCCTCAACTCGGGCGACTTCGTCGCCGTGGTGTACGGCCGCGCCGCCTAGTCCCTCCTCTAGGTAGCGGCTGAGGCCGCCTCGGGGTCTTCCCGGGGCGGCCTCTTTCCGTTAGGGTGGCGGCATGCCCATCATCGCTTCCGTGGCCGTTGGCCAGTCCATCGTTCGCGTGCGGTGCTCCGGTCTCGACCGCGACCCGTACATCGAGAAGAACATCCGTCTCGTGGACTGCGCTGAGCTGTCCGTCGAGGACAACAGCGGTGGTCCGTGGGACACCCACATCTGGTCCATCCCGCGGGAGACGCTGCTCAGCTACGCTGTCGGGCAGCCCTACGTCGAGCCTGTTGTCGAGGTCGCCCCGGTACCTGTGGTGGTCGAGGTGGATCCCGCCGTGGCCGAGATGGCTCGTCAGCGCCGCGAGGAGCTCCGTGAAGCAGACCGCATGATGCTCGAGATGGCCCGGGAGCGGTTGGCCGCGAAGAAGGTCCCCGCCAAGCGTCGTCCGTCTCGCAAGAAGGCCGCGGCAACATCTATCGACGCGCAGGCCGACGAAGGCTAATCTCTCCGTGCGCGACCGTGCGTTCTGCGCGCAGGAGTTCCCATGTCGACCGTACGCAAGTTCGTCCACCACTCGGTAGCTTCCGGCTTGTCGGTCGGGCTGACCAGTGCGTACGTCGCTGGTTCGCAGCGCGCCGAGGTGGACCTCTGGTCCGACAGCCCCGCCGTGCAGGCATACTCGGGTGCACACGGACGGCTGTCCGCGTTGTACATCCAGGTGTCTTCCATCTCCGGTGCGTCTTCGATCACTTGCCGCATCACGCGCGACGCGGCGGGGGACCAGACCATCGTGGGCGACACGACCGCGACCATCAGCCCCGGCATCACCACGTCGACCGTGGGTGCCATCACCATCCGCATGGACATCGACTACAAGCATCCGACGAACGACCTGTGGGTGCACATGCGCACCAACGCGGGCACGTGCACCGTGACGCGGGTCGAGCTCTTCTGGGAGGAGTGAGATGCCCATCACTTCCAACAACGTCGACGCCTTTCTTCAGAACGCGCTCGATCCGTCCTCGTTCGACTTCACCTACGGCACGGGGTTTTCGGGCAGTGCGACCATCAGCGGAACGACTACGCTGACGACCGAGGCGCACTACACCGACCTCACCGTTACCAGCACGGGCATCCTCAAGCCGGCCGGCTATCGCATCCACGTTTCTGGAACGCTGACCATTGAGGCTGGCGGCTCCATCAACGACGACGGCAACAACGCCAGCGGTATTTCTGCGGGGGCCGCGTTGGCTGCGCGCGGCTTCCTCGGTGCTGGTGGTTCGGTGGGTGGGAACGGCGTGGTGAGTACCGCTGCCGGGGCGGCTGGTGGGACCAGCTCCAACTTGAGCTTGAACAACAACTTTCAGCTTCCCCGAGGCGGGTCCGGTGGCGTGGCAGGCGTGAGCGCCGGTGGAGCTGGCGGAACTGCAAACTTGATGTCCGGCGCTCCGCACATTTCTACGTCCTCATGGCCCGCAGGTAAGACGCCGACGGGTGGGTACAACGGAGGCTCGGGCGGCGGCGCGGGTGGCGGCGACATCCTCGCTGGTGGGACCGTCGCTTCTGGTGGCGGTGGCGGTGGTGGCGGTGGCGTGCTCATCGCGGCGAGGAACATCGTCAACAGCGGGCGCATCAGTGCCAACGGCGGGAATGGCGGCAACGCCATCACCACGGGCGCGGGCATCGGCGGTGGCGGTGGCGGTGGCGGTGGCGGCTACGTCATCCTCTTCACCAAGACCACGGGCTCGCTCGGCACCGTCCAGGCCAACGGCGGGAACCCCGGCACGGGGTCCAACGGCGGCAACGCGGGCATCACCGGAACTTCGGGCAGCACGTTCATCGTGAGGTTGGTGTGAGGACACAGAAGCTCGTCATCGGCCACGCAGACGCGTCGCCCGCAGACCTTCTCATCTACACGCGCAGCGTCGGCGCGGTCGCGTTCTTCCACGGCATCCCGCCCATGTGGCAGGAGCGTGCTCGTGAGGAGGGCTGGACCCTGCCGCATGTCCTCGTCGAGGAGATCCCCGACGAGCCGAGCAGCCCGAGCTGATGGGCGACATCTTCGACCTGTCCGCGGAACGCGCTCGACGCGCCGCGGATGGACGACCGGTGGTGGCGGTGCTCTCGGTGTCCTACGTGCTGGACGACGACGGCGTGCCGATGTGCAGCGCCGCGTTCAGCGTCGACCGGAAGCAGGTCGAGCAGCCCGAGCAGTGGCTCGAGCAGTGGCTCCCTGCGACTGCGCAGCATCTCCTCGACGTGGCGCGCAAGCAGAACAGCACGTCAGAGAGCTGAGCCGACGCTAGATATGTGCGACGCGTCGGACGGACTGCGGTAGTCTGAGGCCACTGGAGACCTACCATGTCCGAGACCCATACCCCCACACCCTGGACGAACCGCATGGTGCCCGTTCCCGTGTGGTCCTTGATGGCACTGGGTGCCGCACTGGCCGGTGGAGGCGGGTTCCTCGGCATGGCGAGCCAGCAGGCCGAGGCTTCTTCCTTGCAGGCGGCCAACTCCGCCGACATCAGCAAGCCGGAGGCGGAGGACATCCGCTCCACGCTGGCCCGCATCGAGGGGCGCGTTCTCTCCATCGAGCGACAGGTCGCGGACCTCAAGGCCACGCGCGCCTCGGAAACGCCGGGGCGATAGGCTACCCCTCAGCGGTGTGACAGGGTATTCTGCAACCGCGGAGGGAACATGGCCGTCATCCAGGAGTACTACAGCAGTCGGTTCGACCCGGGGGCACCGGCGCTTGTGACGTTCCTGGGCGGCTTCATGGAGAGCCGTCGCGAGCTGAACCAGATGGCGTTCAAGGAGCAGCTCGCCGGCATCGACCCGCGAGCGGCTGCGCTCGTGGAGGCCGCGGCCATCAAGCGCCGCACGGACCTCGAGAAGCTCGCGCAGGACGCGGCTCTCGCCCGCGAGACGAACGACGTCCAGAAGCTCAAGAGCTCGAACGATCTCCTCGGAAAGATCGTCACCGCAACCATCGACAGCCAGACGGCCATGAACGTGGCGCGTACGCGCGAGGGCGGAGACATCGCTGGGCGAGAGGCCTATCGCCAGCGGACGATTGATTCTGGGCTCATGAGTGCCGACAACCAGACCGAGATGGTCGCGACCAGCACGCGCACCGCGGTCGATCCCAAGAACAGCGTCGCCGCTACCATCAAAAGCATCGACGACGCGGTGCGAGTCGGGCTGGAGGGCGGTTCCGGTCGCGTCGGCGTCTACTCTACCACGCGAGATCCCGACGCTCGCGACGCTGCTCGAGCGAAGCTGTACGCGGTTGGATACCGCGAAGCCCTGGCCAAGGGCGCGGACGCGGCAGTACTTGCCGACATTCGCAGCAAGTTTGGCGGAAAGACGCCCGATGAGTACCTCTCCGAGAAGTTCGCTCCCCGTAGTCCAGAAGAGCTCGTCGGACAGCTCCCGTCCTTGGGTATTGACCCGCTGGGTCCTGCTGCGACTGCTTTCGGCATGTCCCGTTCTGAGATCCAGCGGCGGCTGCGGCAAGAGGCTGGGATCGAATCGGTCGCTCCCGCTGCTCCCGCTGCTCCCGCTGCTCCCGCTGCTCCCGCTGCTCCTGTGGGGACGGCACCGGCTGCTGGCGCGACCGCTCCGGCAGTGACCTCGATGCCGCCCACCGCGGCGGCTGCTGCCCCGTACGGCTACGAGACGGAGCTCGCCCAGGCCAAGGCCATGGAGGAGAACGCTCGCGCAAAGCGGCTTGGCGCGGCTGGCGGTGGTCGCTTCTCGCAGCGCGAGGTGTCCCGCGCGAACCTGCTCTACGGGATGCCGTACTACCGAGGCAACCCGCAGTACGACATCGAGAACCTCACGATGGGTGGCGGTGCTGGCGGCGGTGCGGAGCTCACCGAGGAAGAGCTCGCAGCGGCTGGCGTCGAGAGCATGGCAGAACCCACGCAGGTCGTGCAGGTCACGAAGAGGTACAAGCGCGACTCGATGCCGAGCGGACCCGCCTACATGGGCGGTCCGGCTTTGCAGCCGCGAGGCCAGGTTTCCGCCGGAGAGGTTCTTCCCGAAGAGCGTGAAGGGGCCTTGTCCGTTTCGGCGCTTCCACGCTTCGTTCCAGTAGAGCGCGCTGCTCCTACCGAAGACGATCTGCTGGAGGCGTACATCGAGGACCAGCGGCTCCAGGGTCGTCTGCGCACCGCCGCCGCGCGCGCAGCCATCGTCGAAAGCATGCCCACCGGGAACAAGTAGCATGGCCAGAACTCGCGAAGAGATCGTCAAGGCAGGCATCGCACAGGGTCTGTCCAACGCGGAGATCATGGCTCTTGTGAAGAGCGAAGCGGCTGCTCCGGCTGCTCCTGTTTCTGAGGCGGCCGCTTCGGTCTCCGAGGCAACCGCGCCGGCCAAGCCCGTGCGTGCTGCCGCGCCCCCTCGTCCAGCCGCGCCACGGCCCGCTGCACCGCGACCGGTCGCACAGGCACCGATGGTCTCGATGGCCGCGCCGCGCGTGACGGCTCCGGTCCAAGCGGAGCCCGCGATGGAGGCGATGGTCACGCCAGTGCGGCCCATCGCTGCTCCTGCACCCGAGCCTGTCGTGGCTCCGGCCGTGCCCGACGCGCGGCTCAAGGCCGAGGAAGAGATCCAGCTCAAGCGGATGCTCGACGAGCAGCGCGCCTTCCGCGAGCAGCAGAACGTGCAGTGGACGCAACAGGCTCTCGAACCCCTCCAGACGTTGTTCGGACCTGGGCTGGTCGCCGCTCCGATGACGGGACCCGCCGCTCCGCTGGTCGCTGCGGGCTCGCTCGGGTTGGCGGCTCTCGCTCCCGTGGCTGGCGCGGCCGCATCGGGGCTGTCGAAGCTCGGTGCTTACGGCGGCGTGGAGGCCACGCCAGCCATGCGCGAAGAGGCGCGTCGTCGCGCGCAGGCGGCTGTGCGGCGGCAGCAGTTCGTGGCCGAGGAGCCCAACCTCGGCGAGACCCTCCTCACCGCAGCCGGGCAGGCTGTCGAAGGGCTCACGCGACCGTACTCGAATCTGCTGGAAGGGGTGAAGGCAATCCCAGAAGCTCTTCGTCCGGCCTATCAGAAGTACGAGCAGATGGCGGCGGGCGGCCGCGGCAAGGTACTCACGCCGAAGGTCGGTCCGCAGACTCCCGAAGAGCTCGCGCTGTACAAGGGCGGACAGTTCGCTGAGAACCTCAAGCGCGTGCAGAGCGCACCCGATCAGCTCATCGCGGTTGGGCCGCGCGCTCCGAGCGGTCGCACGACGGGTCGAGAGTACGAGCAGATTGTTTCCCCGAAGGTCGCTGCGATCAGCTACCGCAACGAGTTCGATGCGTGGGCAAAGCGGTTTCCCGAGCAGGCAAAGACTGTGCTCGCAGAAGTGGCCAAGGAGAGCGAGGCCCGACGCACCTCAACCAAGCTCGCTGCCGGCAACGTGCCGTCGGCTGCTGCCCTCGAGGTCCCGCAGGCCGAGCAGGAACGGCTTGCGCAGGTTGCCGCCATGGGCAAGGAGCAGATGATCGAGCTCCCGCTCGCAGAGGATCTTGGCGTCTCGCAGTCGCAGCTTCTCACCGCGTTCCGCAAGGCCGGAATCACGGGAGCAGACGTGCGCGCGGGCGTTGTTCCCGAGTCGACCATGCAACGGCTGAGGGGCGCACTCACCTCTCCGTGATACTCTGCGGGCCATGGCCACGCCCCCGAAGCCCGCCTCCCTCGTTCCCGACATCCCGACTGTGGGTGCTGTTCGCGCAGCATCCGGCGTGGCCATTCCGCCCGCGCCTGTTGTGGCAGAACCGCAGGGGGACGACCTCGATGCGGCGTATGCGGAGTTCTCCGCACGCAAGAAGCGCGAGAAGGATGTGGCGGAGCCCGTGGTCGAGAAGGTCGAAGACGACCTCGACGCGGCGTACGCGGAGCTCTCCGAGCGTCGCCGTGTACAGGCCGCCCCTGCTGCGCCACCTGCCGCGGTGCCTTCTGAGGCTGCCCCGATGTCTCCGGCGGAACCGGCTGAAGGCACCGCGGTTTCCATGCCCGAGGTGCCCGTGTCGAGCGGGACGCGGGAAGCGCGCGGCTTGGCTGGCGTGCGCTACGCGGCCATGGACCCCAGCGCGTACGAGCTCGCGCTCCGTCAGCGCATCGACCTCGCGCGTGCCCGCTTCCAAGAGCAGAACCCGCTGGCCAGCCAGGCCGACCTCGACGAACGGCTGCGCGCTGTGGAGACTCAGTGGCGCATCGCTCCCGCTTCGCGTCAGTCCAACGCAGCGGCGGAGATGTACCTCGACTCGAAGACCTCCCCGAAGGGCAAGCAGTACGCGCTCGAGCTGCTCTTCCCGATGCCGACGGACGTCATCCTCTCGGCCGATGCTGAGACCTGGCAGTCTCGTGCGCGTCGCATCGAAGAGGGCGGACCGTCCTCCAAGCTGACCAAGGAAGAAGCCGCACGCTACGACGCCGCCACCAAGAAGAGCCTCGATGAGCTGCTGCGCAACACGCCCGAGTACACGTCGACCACCGATGTGCTCAAGGACGTGCTGAACCCGGACACCCTCTACGGTGCATACCGAGCCATCTTGGCGTCCACGGGCGTTCTAGAAACGGGTGTCAAGGCGGGGAAGGCCATCGGTGTTCTCGACCCGACCGATGCGGACATCCTGCTCAAGGGTGCCGCTACCGCCAGCCGCAACTACGCGCTGGAGGACGTACAGCGCAGCTTGGACTCCGGGGATCGAAAGGCCGCGGAGACCAAGTTCGACAGCCTTCCCTTCAGCCAGCTCCCTCCTCTGTTGGATCCAAAGCGGCCGGACGTCGCCACGTTCCGCAAGGCGTACTCGGAGAAGCCCGGCCTGTTCCTCGAGCAGGACCTCGCGCGACTTGAGAACGCGCTGTTCAACAACAAGTCGGACGAGCGCGTGCAGGAGATCCTCAACGAGATCCCGCAGGAGAAGCTCCGCCTCATCCAGCCCGATGTCGGTCTCCCTGCCAACAAGCTCACGGAAGCCATCGGCGTCTACAACGAGGCGCGGCAGCAGCTCGGCTACAACAAGCAGTCCGAGGCCATCGGCGGGTACTTCTCGTCCATCATGAACGAGCCGGTCACCACACAGCAGGGCGTGATGTACCGCCCGTCGACCATCGGGCATGTGATGAACCTCGCGGGCATCACCCCCGAGATGGCCTACCAGGCGAACGTGCCCATCGGCGCGCTGCTCGGCATCGCCCTCCCCGGCGGTCTCGTGGCGCGTGCGGGCATGGCTGCGAGCGGCGCGCTCGGCCAGAAGCTCTTGTCCGGCACGCTCAACGCCGTGGGCGCGAAGGACCTCTCTGACGTCATCGACAGCGCGCTCATCCCCACGAAGGCCGGCGTGGATACGATGATCGCGAGCCGCAAGTACGACGACGTGGTCGAGGCTCTCGGCATCGACCCCGAGAAGTACTCTCGCGTCCACTCCCCCAAGTCGACGTACCTCTCCCGTGTCCGTGCAGCCGCGCTCGTGCCGGAAGCGCAGGGTCCGGGAGTCATGCAGATCCGCGAGGCGGCTGGCCTGCCGGAGAACACCTTCGCGGGCCGACTGGCGTTCGGCATCGACCTCGGCGCGGACCTCATGTTCGAGCCGGAACATTTCATCGCCAAGGGGCTGACGGCACCGCGTTCTGTGACGCGTGCGTGGAAGGTGAGCCAGACGCTGCCGGAGAACACCCGCCTCCAGGGCGCGTTCGCTGCGGCGGCACCGAAGACGTACTCGCGCGTCCGTGCGATGCGCAAGGCGGCTGAGGAGGGACAGACCATCACCGAGGCCATCCGTGCTGGTGGTGCTGCGGCCGCGGAAGCCGACACGCTCTCTGCTCTGCACACCGCGCTGCGCGACGGGTTCGTCGAGGAGATCAAGCGCGGGGAGAACCCGCTGAAGGGTCTGTCTGCCGCTCGTCGCAAGGAAGTCGAGCGTGTCGTGCGCGACGCGGGCATCAAGATCGAGCAGGCCACCAGCGACCTCGACAAGCTCGTCGAGGCCGTCAGCCTCGCGACGGTCGATGCGGTGGACGCAGGCATCCGCAAGGAGTCGGTGGCCAACCGCGGCAAGACGCTGGTCGGCACGCTGCGCGAGTCGGAAGCCTACAAGGCCCGCCGCGGCGAGCTCGATGATGCGGTCCGCCTGGGCATCATGTCGCAGGAAGAGAGCGACGCGGCCATGGCCGCCCTCGAGACGCAGGCGCACCGCTTCGCCGCTGACAGCGCGAAGACCGGCTTCGCCACGCCCGAGGCGTTCTTCGAGCAGGTGAAGATCGTCACGCGCGAGGAGCCGCCTGTGCCTCCGACGGCGGCCGCGCCTACGCCGGTCGAGCCTCCCACGCCCGCGGTCCCGCCCGTCGAGGTGGTGCCCACCCCCGTGGAGCCCGCTGTGGTGGTCGAGCCGCCCGTCGCGGTCGAACCTCCGGTTGAGGTGCCCGCCCCCGTTGAGCCAGCCGCCGTGGTCCCGCCCACGCCCGCTGCCCCCACGCTGCCCGCTTCGCCTGCCCCGCCGGAAGGCATCCAGCCGACCTGGTATCGTGGGTTCGGTCGCGAGGAGCCGGGGGCCATCTACACCGGCGCGACGACGCCCATCCTTGGCGGTGGTCGCTACTACGCCACCACGCCGGATGCCGCGAAGTTCTACGGCCCCGAGCTTGAGACGCGCGAGATCCGTCCGAAGAACCCCCTCGTCATCCGTTCGGATGACCAGTGGCGCGCGCTCACCCGCGAGGCGGGCTGGCAGTTCCCCAACCCGTTCGGCACTCCTCCCGAGGAGATGGCCGGCTTGACCGCGCAGCTCGAGGACCTCCTCCGCCAGCGCGGCCACGACGCGGTCTACATCATCCTCGACGAGGTCGGAGACAGCACGCGCACCCTCGACAAGGTGTTCGGTGAGAGCCAGGCGTTCGTGCCGAGCTGGGCGGACGAGGCTGCGGCTCCGACCGCGCCCGCGGTCCCCGAGACGCCGAAGGCCCCGCCCGTGGCGGCCGCGCCGCCGGCAGAGCCTCCCCTCGCGGGCCGCAAGCCGCTCACGAACGACGCCATCGAGACGGGTCTCGGCAAGAAGTCCATGCCGCTTCGCAAGGCGATGGACTTCATCATCGCCCGCACGGACAACCCGTTCCACAAGCGCCTCGCCGAGCGGCTGCTCCAAGTCGGTGGGCGGTTCGACGACGCCACCTTCCAGATCGTGCAGGGCGGCCGCGACGGCATGCCCGTCACGCAGGGCATGAAGCCTTCGCGCGTGACCCGCTTTCTGAAGGGTACGAGGACCAGCGCCGGTGCGTATGGCGTCGCGTTCGCCTTCCCCAAGGGCGGTCCTCCCCCGCAGGTATTCCTCAGCGGAAGCAAGTTCGGTCCCGTGAAGAACATGGAGGTCACCATCCTCCACGAGGCTCTGCACGTTGCCACGCATGAGCGCTATGTGCTCGCGCTGGACGCCGGCGCACCCCCGGAGCTGAAGGCTGCCCGCGATCAGATCCGCAATCTGACGAACCAAGTCCGCAAGTACATCAAGGGGCTGTCGCCGGACGCGTTGAAGAAGATCACGGACGACCCCGCGCTGTTCAGCTCCATGAAGCTGGCGGTGGCTGACCCGCTCGAGCTCATCACGTACGGCTTCACCGACGAGAAGTTCCGCGCGTTCCTCAAGACCGTGCCTGTCTCCAAGCCGAAGGGCGCGCTCGCCTCGGCGTGGTCGGAGTTTGTCTCGGCCGTAGCCGACCTCGTGGGCATCAAGCGCACGGACACCAACGCGCTGGCTTCGCTCATCGAAAGCACCGAGCAGCTCATGTCGGTGCCCTCCGAGAAGCTGCCTCCCCCGTCGGGTTTCGTCGGAAAGGCTGTGGCGAGCCTCTCGCTTCAGCGCGCTCCCCTCGAGCAGCCCGGCCTGCCGGTCGCGCTCTACGCGCGTCTCCGTGCTGCCATCGAGCGGCTGCCGGAAGAGATCAAGCCCGGCATCCGCACGGTGCTCGACGGCATCGTCGCGAAGACCCCGGGCGTGGTCGAGGGCCGCGTGCGCTTGGCGGACCGGGCGGACGAGGTGGTCACCCGCGCCATCCGTGAGCGTCTCGGCGGCGAGCTGCCGGACGGAGAGATCCGCGAGCTGCTCAATCTGAACGAGAAGGCCGCGGTCGACTCCATCACCCGGCAGGAGCTCCTCGAGGAGCTCGACTACCGCGGTCGTCGCGTCACCGAGACCCCCAACGAGGACGGCTCGTCCACGCTGCTCTTCGAGGGTCTCGGCGAGGAGCCCGACGCGCGTCTGGTCGTGCGGATGGAGATGCTCGACAGCGGGGCGAACGCCCTCGTGATCGAGGCCGCAGACTTCGGTGAGAACCTCACGATCCGCCCCATCATGGCGAAGGTCGCCTCGACGGCTGGCGCGCGTGGTGCGGATGCGGTCGTGTTCCGCGTGGCGGGTGCTGAAGCGGTTCAAGCTACGGCGCCTGCGACTGATGCGCTGGTGTTCACCACGGTGGGCGACATCGGATCTAAGCTGTACTTCGAGGCAGAGCGGCTGGGACGAGAATCGACCGCCGCGCCATCTGCGTATCCGTGGGTAGTGGCGTCGCGCAACGGCAAGACTGTCGGCGCCGCATACGCCAGCTTGGGAAATAACCGGACGCTGTTCAAGTTCGACATCATCGTGTCCCCCGACGCGCAGGGGATGGGTGTGGGCGAGCGGCTGCTTGACCAAGTCATCGCCCACTACAAGGACTTGGCGAAGGAGAATCCGAGCCTCGTAGCCGATGCCGAAGTGGTGTCTCCGGTGATGAAGCGTATGCTTGAGCGGCGCGGATTTACCGAGCGCGCGCCGCGGCGCGACTTCATGGGCTTCCTTGAGCCGGTAGGCACTGACGCGTCTGGGTTTCGCACAACATTCATGGAGGCCAAGGCCGAAGATCTGGTGCGACCGGTAGTACCTCCGCGTACCGTTGAGCCGCTAGAAGAAATCGTGTATGACACGCGCGTGGCAGACGCGGACATGCTGCGTCGTGCCGACGATTTGTATAACCAAGCCGCAGTAGAACAGGCCCGCGCGCTCGACGCGCTTGCTAAGGAGCTGCTGCCGCCAGGTTTACCCACGTTGGCTGCGCGGGGTATTGTCGCAGAGCTAGTAGACATCAACACGCACCCGGCGCTCGCGGAGATGCGCCGCCTGCGAGCAGAAGCAGACGACATTCGCCGGCTGTCTGCCCCGCCTGTGGCTGAGGCACTTCCCAAGTCGCGTGCCGAAGTGGTCGAGCCGACGATGCCCCGCGCTTCGACGTACGCTCTCCTCGACAGCGGCCTCGCCATGGCCACCAAGGCTGTGGGCGTGGAGGATGCCCTCGACGGCGTGGCCATGCGGCGCTTCGACCTCGACCCCGAGATGTTCGAGGCCGCGCTGCCGGAGGACGGCATCGTCCTGTTCTCCAGCAACCCGGTCCAGCCGACGCCTGCGCGTGCGGTCATCGACCTCGTGAACAACGGCAGCTTTGCCGGCTTCGTGCAGGAGGACGCCAAGCTCCTCCGCACGCTGGGCGGTGACCTGTGGACGGACAGCTTTCTGTCCAACTTCGACCACAACGTTGTCCTGCCGGACGGCACCGTGCGCCCCGGCGTGGTGGGCAAGGTGCCCACGAACGGCTCTCCTATGCTGACCAACCTCGGCACGCGGCAGTTCGAGGCGTCGCTCCACACCTACCTCACCAAGCCGCGCAGCGCGTCCGGCCCGCTCCGTGCCGCGTTCGACAAGTTCTACACGCTCATGCAGGTGATGTACCTCAAGGCGCGCGGCATCACCGGCGACCCCACGTTCATCCAGATGCAGCTCGACGCGCTCATGCGCCCCGACGAGCTGGTGCGCAACCAGGTCGCCGTGGTGCTCGACACGCCGCTCTACGGTGTGGACACCATCTACGTGAAGGGCACGCTCGAAGAGCAGATGGCTGCGAGCGTTCCGCGTAGCGTCGGCAAGAGCCAGGAGACGTACCGCACGTCTCGCGGCATCGAGGACCTGCGGCAGATCCTCAACATCAAGAAGGGCGACAAGACGGTCAACCTGGCGGACGTGTTCGCGGAGGCCTACGCCCACGTGCTGCTCACCGAGGCGCGTCGGAACATGGACGTGCTCGGCCGCGGTCAGCGCATCGTGCGCGTCGGCACGCGCTCGGCGGTGCCCGAGGATCGGCTGCCGAAGATCCAGAAGCGTCTCGCCAACCGTCTGTCCGCGCTCAACGTGGATGCCCGCCGGTTCGAGGTCGATCCCACCAACCGCAACTACCTGCTCATCGACGAGGCTTCTCGGCCGGGCATCCGCGCGCTGGTCAAGGAGATCCAGAACTCTTGGTACAGCGACTTCCTCCCCGCCGAGGTGACGCGTCCTGGGTTCGATGCGTCCCGCATCCACGTGGACGTGTACGACCGCGTGCGCGAGCTGCACAAGGACCTGCTCGCCGGGCCGGGTTCGCTGCGCGACCGCATCGCGGAGTCGGTCCCCACGAGCGTCGGGTACGTCTTGCAGAAGGTGATGTCGGACGCGGCGAGCAGCATCCCCACCACCGACAAGTGGAAGCGCTCGCTGAATGAGACCTTCGTCGTCAACACCATCGGCTCGGATGTGGCCGACCCGGGCGTGGTCGAGATCTTTGACTACGCGCGCCGTTCCCTCGGCGAGGTCGACAAGTGGATCCGAAAGACGGCGGATGAGATCAGCAGCAACAAGCCCGGCGCGTTGCCGCAGCTCGTCGTGCAGCTCGCCGACAAGCTCATCCCGCCGCTCCCGCTCGGCGTGCGCCTCGCTCCCGGCGAGCTGCCCAGCAACCTGGTGAAGCTACGCGACCTCAACGAGCTCTTCGTCAACGGCAGCGCGAAGCCCCTCGAGAAGATCGACAAGGCCATCGGCGACGCGGTCAGCGTCCAGGAGATGCTCGACCAGCTCGACAACGCCGAGCAGTTGTTCCTCGACTTCAAGCCCACGGGCGTTCCGAGCATGACGGACCTCGAGCGGCGTGCGCTGATCGAGGCTCGTCGCATCTCCGACAACCTCGAGGCAGGCATCGCGTTTGAGGAGCTCACCGACTTCGACAAGGACGTCCTCCAAGACGCGCTCAACATCATCGCCGAGGGCATCGACAGCCGGAACAAGATCGTCGACGAGACCGCCGCGGCCATCGCGCAGGCGATGTTCGGCGGAGAGTCCAAGGCCGCCCTCCAGGCCTTCTCCGCACCCAACGTGCGCTACGAGCTGTACTCCCGCTTCTACGAAGGCGACTGGGCGGGCATGTTCAAGTTCAACACGTACCTCGGCCTGTCTGTGACCTTCGAGAACTTCGGGGAGTTCCAGACCCGCTTCAGCCAGTCGCAGGCCGTGCTCGCCATGGTCGGCCGTCTGAAGGCCCAGCAGATCCTCACGGAGCTCTCGGAGAAGCTCGCGCTGTACGGCGCGCGCAGCGACATGGAGTGGCTGACCCGCAACTACAAGGGGATCGGTTCCATCAAGAACCGTCGCGACTTCGTCGGCAACGTCTCGAAGTACATCAACGCGGAGCTTGCCGGAAGCCGCTGGGCCATCCGTGATGAGGCCGGGAAAATCCTCAACGAGGACATGGTCGCCATCCCGCACAAAGACGAAGAGCTCGCCGCGTACGTGCAGGCCAACGAGACGCTCAACCGCTACGGCTACAAGCGCGGTGCGCAGGCGATGTTCGAGGAGCTCCTGCTCTCCGACGGCACGAAGGTGCAGGTCCCCTCGGTGTTCGCCGAGGAGTACAAGGCCGCGCTCACGCGCCACACCACGCTCACGGGCGGCTTCACGGAAGCCTCTGCGCTGGCGGACCGCGCGCCGTCTTCTGAGAACATCGTGGACATCGAGCCCACCGCAAATCAGAAGGCGGCTTTGCGCGTCGCCGAAGAGCGACGCAATGTGATGACGGTCGCCGGTGGCGTCGTCGGGTTGGTGGCGGGTGCTACTGTGGGTGCTCCGATCCTCGTCGGCGTGGGTGGAGCACTGGCTGCGCGCAACCTCTCCAAGGTGCTGGCGGCTGCGGTGGAAGGGTTCGACATGACCCTCCGCTACGCCAAGGTCGGTCTGACCACGGGTCTCCTCGTGCCCAACCCGGCCTACTACGTGGCCAACTTCGTCGGCGGCTTCTTCCAGGCGGCCGCCGCAGTCGGCAGTGCGCAGACCATCAAGGCCGTCTTCAGCGAGCCTCGGATGGTTGCCGCGGTCATCGCCGAGATGACCGACTCGAAGGCCTACCACCTCTCGGCGAAGCCGCTCATCACCACGGACGGACGGGTCTTCACCGTGCCTCAGATCCGTCGGGTCGCGGAGGCGGAGGGTCTGTCGGGCAGCTTCGTGCAGGCCGAGACGGTGCGGTCCATCGCGGATGACCTGCGTCGCATGGAGCCAACCATGACGAACAAGGTGCTCCGTCCGATGCGCAACTGGCAGCAGGCGCTCACCGACGTGGCGACGAGCATCGACAACTACTACCGCATCTCGCTGTTCATCGACGAGCTCAAGAACGGCAAGAACGCGACGGAGGCCGCGGCCACCGCGCGCAAGGCGGCCTTCGACTACACGGCACTGACGGACGCCGAGAAGAAGTACATGCGCAGCGTGGTGCTGTTCTACAGCTTCCTCCGCCGCAACGTGGACCTCTTCTACGACACCGCGATGACCAACCCGGGGCGCATCCTCGCGCAGCTCCGCATGGCCAACTACTCTCGCCGTGCGCTCCTCAAGGAGAACGCCGAGGTCGTCGAGCCGTCCTACCTCGAGGGCCGGGTGTACCTGTTCGTCCGGCGTGCCTTGCAGGACCAGCCGGACGCGGGTCGTGTGGCCGTGCTGCTCCCCGAGCTGCCGGCCATGGACGTGATGCAGCTCTTCGCGAGCGTGCTCAACTACGGTACGGACAAGGCTGCGCGACAGGACGTCCTCAGCCGCTTTGCTCCCATCTTCCAGTCTCCGGCAGTCTTCGCCTTCGAGATGGAGGCGTTCTCGGGGCGGCAGCTCGGCAGCTACGACAAGATCCCTTGGTGGCTCTACAGCATGGACCTCAACCTCACGGGCGGCGTGCTCACCAAGGGCGTGTTCGGCGCAGAGCCCCGCCAGGTCAACGACCCGTTGACCGCGGACCGCGAGGACACCGGCACGTACATGCAGGCCACCAACGCGAAGCTGTGGTGGGCATGGCGCAACTTCTTGCAGTTCCCGGGTGCCGGTCGCTCGATGTCCACCCTCGAGAGCATCGACTACGCGGATGCCGGCATCATTGAGACGATGGTCGCAGCGACCGAGGCGTACCGTCGGCAGGGCGGCATCGACGTTCTCGACGACGCGTTCCGCGCCGCTGGCGAGGTGCTGCCCAACCAGGCGTCCGGCCTGCCCACGATCATCGAGCCGGACCGGGAGGTCGAGGAGTACGCGGAGATGGTCAAGCCGCGCGAAGGGTTCACCACGGCCACGGAGCGGATGAACATCTTCGGCGTTCGCTCCACGCGCATCCCGAGCGAGGCGGTGGGCGTGTCGAAGCTCTACCGCGAGCTGGAGCAGGCTCACATCGAGGCGAGCAAGCAGCTCAAGAAGGCGTCTCCGTATCGGAGGGAATAGCTAGTGCGCGTAGCGCGTTGGGTCGTGCTACGCTTCCCCCGACTCTTCCGTCAACCCCTCTTCCCTGGAGCAGACCATGTCCAAGATCCCCGAACTCATGAGCGGCCGCAAGCTCGAGCACAGCGCGAACGTCATCGGCAACATCACCACCCAGCGTGGCGTTGTGGCCGGCCCGGCGGCCAAGGTCGGCGGCCAGATCGGTAACTCGCAGCTCATCGCGTTCAACGCGACCGCGGGCACCGACATCGCCAGCGTCACCCTTCCTGTCGGCTGCCTCACGGCGGGCACGGTTCTGCGCGTCAAGGCTGTCGGCGTCAACAGTGCCGGCGCTGGCACGGTCAACCTCACGCTGGCCTTCCGCCTGGCTGGCGTCCCACTGTTCACCGTGGCCGCCGATCCGGCCCAGAACGAAGTCATCTGCTTCTGCGCGGACATTCACGTCGGCTCTGTCGGCGCCACGGGCGTGGTCTCCGGTAGCGGCATCGCGAAGATCGGAGGCGCTCTGCAACCCGGCACCGCGGCCACAAACACCGTGAATACCGCTGTGTCGAATCCGCTGACGCTGCGCGCGCAGTGGGCCGCGGGTGGCGAGACCATCACGTTCACGAACATCTCGTTCGAGATCGTCGGCGGCTGATCCGTCCTCACAATCCGCAGGTAGCTCCTGCGTCTCGGGCAGTTGCCCGCTGCACAAGGCCCCGGCCGGGATACTCTCGGTCGGGGCCTTCTTCTGGAGTACGCCATGGCACGCGGTTTCTCGATCAACACCACCACCCCTGTCGCGCTCAGCAGCACGTTTGCCAGCGTCGCCATCGACGGAAGCAGTGCCGTGGACACCAAGGCTCGCGCTGTCCCGCAGTCCGGCAAGATCAGCAACGCTGCGTTCAGCCTCACGGACGTGAGCTCCGCAACGCACTGCCACGCGTACTTGGCGTGGGACTCCGCGGGTCTCTACCCCATCAACGAGCCCGTCCAAGTGGACCTGTTCGCGACTGCCACAGGAAGCCGCCATGTTGGCGCGTTGCCTTCGCAGGACACCGATTTCACGGCACCGTCGGTGCAGACGACCGTCGGCACCATCTACCTGCTGATCAAGTTGAACTCCGGCAGCGCGAACCTGCGGTGGGCTGCTGTCCAGTGGACTGACAACCCCGCGGGCTAATCCGGGAGCGTCAGCGCCACTTGAGCCAGCGGATCTGAGGGGGCAGGCTCCACTGCTTGTCCCACCAGAACGCCGCGTAGGCCGTCTTCGTGTCCGTGCGGCCGTCGCTTGTGAACGAAGGCCGCGGGGCGAGCACGATGACCTCGCGCAGCGGGGTCTCCTTCCACAGCCCCATGGCGCGGCCGGAGCCCTCGAGCATCGCGAGCCGGAGCACGAACACCACGTGCCGCCCGCTGACCTGGCAGGCGTGTCGGATGTGCTCCTCGGCGGTGATGTACGGCGGGTTCCCGATGATCCAGTTCGGTCCGGGTCCGTTGAAGCCGCCCTTCGGCCATTCCAGAAAGTCCACCTGCGGCACAGAGGCGCCCCGGCACATCACGCCCTCGTCGGGCTGGAAGTCCCCGAAGGTGAGGTGCACGTCGGCAAGGGGCTCCAAAGCGCGAAGGAATGAGCCGCCGCCCGCATGCGGCTCGTGCACCCAGTCGCCCTTCTTGATGGGAAGAGCTTTGACGATGGCCTTGGAGACCGCGTCGGGGGTGTAGAGCTTGCAGAGGTCGCGGTCGGCGGCCACGGACTACTCCTCGACCGGCAGAGAGGCGAGCGCGTCGAGAGCGGCCGGGTCGATGTCCGCGGTCGGCTCAACCGCCTTCGTCTTCCGACCACCCTTGCGCACCGGCGTGGCCGGCAGGTCTTCCGCGGCACTGGCCTGCGCGACGAGCTCCTCGAGCGTCGGCTCGTCAGAGTACGGCTGCATCACGACCGTAGACGCGGGGGCGGTCGGCGCAACGGGAGCCGGAGCAGCCGAAGCTGCCAGCGGGGGCGCGCCGCTCTGCCGGAGCATGAACTCCGCCATCATCGCCTGCTGCTGGACGAGGGCCGCGAGGATGGCCTTCATCTCCGGGTCGCCGTCCGCGCGGCGGCTGAGGCTCTCCAGCACCGCGGGGTCAAGCGCGGTCTGCTGCACGTTCACGTTCATGACCGGACGTCCGTCTTGGTACAGCATGTCCTGGTTGTTGTCCGTGTCGACGAAGCGCACCACCAGCTCGATGAAGGCTTCCTTGTCCTTGCCGATGTGGGCGATGCGCGTGTCGTACTCGCATGGAACCCACGTGCCGTTGGGCTGGCTGTTGTTGATCGTCTTGAGCATGCTCTGGATGGCGAGCTCGACGTGCTTCTCCCACAGCGGCTCGTCGACGACGTTCAGCAGGTTCTGCACGCGCCAGCGGCAGTCGTTGAGGCGGGTGCGGTAGCCCGGGACAGGGTCGGTCTTCTTCGCGTCCAGTACGCGATGCGCGATGCGCTCGAGCGTGCCGGGGTCGATGATGTTCTCGCCCGCCTCTGCCGGCTTCTCAAGCTTGAGGTACGGGTTGCGCTCGACGAGCTGCTTGTCACGGGCATTGAACAGGGACACGGTCTCTCCGGGTTGCCGGAATGAAGTAGCCTACTTTGCGTGATGCGCCAACCACGCGCTGTGGAGACAGACCTCCATCGTGCGCGAGGCGTTCAGATCGAGCTGCCGTTGTAGTTTCCACAGCGCGGCGCTGTCCTCGGGGCGCAGGTACAGCATCTTCGGTCGGCGAGTCTTGCGGCTGTGGTGGCGACGCTGGAGGACCCATTCGGGCACGTGCAGTGCCATGCCGTTGCGCACTGCACGCTGCACGGCGTCGCGCATCACATCTTGGTGAGACCCTCGCACCAGCACGCACAGGTCGAGGAGCTCCTCGTGCGCGTTCGGGTGCATGGTCACCGACGTCGGTTTCATCGCGTTGCGCGGACGGATCTTAGTCATGCGTGCCCTCCAGGCGGCGAACCAGTACGGGAGTGCCGACCCCCTCGTCGAACGTGAGCAGCGTCGCTTCGCCGTACTCGCGCGCCTCGTCGGCAGGCATGCCACGAGACTGTAGGATGACGAGCATGGCTTCGTAGTCGTAGACCACCACGAGGCCGTTCGTCGTGGTGGTGGTACCGATGATCGCGGCGTCGAACCCGTCGAACACGATGGCGTTCGGGCTGACTTCGCGGAGCTGCTGTTCAAGCGCGGAGGCGGCAATAGGCATGTCGACGGGCCTATTGCAGCAGGGCGCGGAAGGCAAAGTACCTAAGCGTTTTCGGTGGTTTCACGGCTGTATTCGCGTGCTGCGAACTGCTCGGGAACGCCGAATATGTAACGACCGGAGGGGACATTCCGCGCTACGAGCACGGCATGGACCCTTGTTCCGTCTCGGGTGACGCTTCTTCCGTGCGCAGCGCGGAAGAGGCCGCTGCCCGTTTGCGGGATTGTCCTCCGCAGCAGGGGTCCGTCATCCGTTTCAACTACGAGGCTCCCATGGAACCCACCAAGCCCTCCCCCGCTCCTGCTCCCGTTGTTGCGCCGGCGCCTGCCGCTCCGCCCCCTCCCGCTGCACCGGCTCCCGTTGCGGCTGCGGTCGAGGCGCCGGCGCCGGTGGTGGTCGAGGCCCCCAAGCCCGAAGAGCTCACCGCCACGGTCGCGCAGCCCGAGGCCCCCGCGGTGACCCCCGATGCGCTCGCCGCCATGGCCGACAAGGCCGGCGGCAACCCGGCGATGCTGCTCGCCCTGGGCGGTGTGGCCATCGCGGGCAGCGCTGGTGGGCTCAAGCTCATCAAGAGCTGGTTCGAGAACAAGAAGGAAGTCGAGATGAAGAAGCTCGAGGTGCAGGCCGAGGCCAGCAAGGGCGCGGACTACTCCGTGAACCAGCCGCCCCCGTGCGCCGCGAGCTCCATGAAGCTCGAGGCCGAGCTCTCCGCGGCCAACAGCAAGGTCAAGGTGCTTTCGGACGAGGTGCAGGCCCTCTCCGAGAAGTGCGGCAAGCTCGAGAAGAAGCTCGCGGCTGTGCCCAGCTTCGACTCTGAGGAGCTCGACGAGCGCTTCGAGAAGCTGGAGAAGGAGCTCAAGGCCCTCAAGGGAAAGCCGGCGGCCAAGCCCGCGGCGAAGAAGTAGCCATGGACCACAACACCGACACCATCCTCCTCGTGCAGGACGACGCCCCGGCCGTGGTCGAGGCCGCGCCTGCGGTCGAAGCTGCACCCGCGGTCGAAGCGCATGAGGCCGTCGTCGAGCGGTCCCCGCACGACATGCCCTCGCTCTACGACTCCAAGGCCACCACGGTGGTCGCGGTGTTCCTGTGCGTCGGCATCATCGTGGCCGTGCAGTTCGTCATCGAGCGCATCTTCAAGGAAGCGAAGGACATCCACTACGCCCTCACGCGCTTTGTGGTCTCGATGGTCGCTCTGCTCGTTGCCGCCTACATCTGCGACCTCGTTGTGAGCGGGCCGGACACCAGCCTGCTCGCGGACAGCGAGAAGGCCAGCATCCTCGACTTCGTGAAGTCCACTGCGCTGATGATCTTCTCCTACTTCTTCGGCGTGAAGTCCGCCGGCACCCCCAAGGAGGACTGACCCATGGCCATCGCTCAAGACCACAAGCTCTCCCCCAACTTCAGCTTCGGCGAGATGACCCGCACCGGGCAGACCGCGTTGCAGGACAAGAACCGGCAGGAAGCCGAGGCGGTCCTTCCGGCGCTGGAAGCTCTCTGCAAGACCCTCCTCCAGCCCGTGCGCGACCACTTCGGCGTCGTGAAGGTCCATTCCTGCTTCCGCGGCCCCGCGGTGAACGCCGCTGTGGGCGGGTCGAAGACCTCGCAGCACATGGTCGGACAGGCCGTCGACTTCAGCGTTCCCGGGAAGACCCTCGAGGAGGTCTTCGCGTGGATCGTGAAGGAGTCGGGCCTCAAGTTCGGGCAGGCCATCCTCGAAGGGAAGGAGCCCGGCAAGCCAACGTGGATCCACCTCAGCCTCGGCGAGCCGTTCCGCAAGGCCAACAACCAGCAGGCGCTCACGTTCGACGGCAAGTCGTACGCGCCGTGGAAGGGGTGATGCCCATGACCTGGATCATCGTTGCGGCCGTCGCCGGTCTCCTCGTCGGAGGGGGCGGCATCGCTGCCATCTCCAAGCCCACTGCGCCTCCCGTCATCGTCGCTCCGCCGGACACCACGGCGAAGGGACAGGCGGACGCGGTGGCGGCCCTCACGAACCTCGACATCGTGAAGGGTCTCTGCGCGCCCGAGTACATCGAGAAGAACGGCGACGGTCTGTGCCGAGAGATGTACTGCCTCGCGCAGTCCAACTCCACCACGGGCGCCGCGACCGAGAAGACCTGCGACGCCATCTCCAACCTCAACAACACCAAGGTCATCTTGAAGGCGTGCAGCGACGTGGCGGATGACCGTCGTCGCAGCGAGTGCTTCCAGGTGTTCCGCGAGAGGAAGTAGGCCATGCTGTCGCTCTTGTTGCTGCTCACCTCCGAGGCGCATGGCGCTCCGGTCGCTGTGCTCAACGAGAGCGGCGGCTACGTCGAGGGCGACGGCCTTCGGCTCACGGTCGAGCCGGACGGACGCGTGCAGATCTGGCGGGTCGGGCAGGGACAGGTCTACTACGGGGAGAGCCCCTCCATCGTCAACAGCTTGTCGGTCGGCTCGACCACGCACTCCAACAGCGGCGTCGGGTCGGTGTGGTCGACCACGGTAGACGAGCCCGTGCTCGGCGTGACCGAGAGCGTGGCCGTGCACGGCTCGCTCGTCGACGGCAGCTCCATCGTCATCTGGTACGACTACACGGCACCCGATGAGTACATCGACGTGACCGTGGAGTACACGCCGCTCGCGAGCAACGACCAGCTCGTGACGTACGCGCACTTCTTCGACACGTACCTCTCGGGCGGTGACAACGGTCCGGCGTACTACGACCCCGAAGGCGCGGTCGGCGTGACCAAGGCGGGCCTCTACGAGGTGTTCCTCCAGGTCGACGTGCCGTGGGCTTGGTACTACTCGGGGCAGTACTACGCGCCGTGGAACCTCGTCCGCAACGGCGGGCACCTCGACGGCACGCTGGACTTCAACGAGTGGACGGACAACGGCATCGGCGTGCAGTGGGACCTCGGCTCGCCCTTCGACACCGTGACGTTCAGCTACCGCATCGCGTTCACCACCGACGTGGACGTCATCGTGCCGCCCGTCTCGACGGGAACCGCAACGACCACAGCGACCCCGACGGCTACCGCTACGGCGACGGCGACGGCGACGGCGACGGCGACGGCAACCGAGACCGCGACCAGCACGGTCATCGATACTGGTGTACTTCCGGTCGACACGGGCACCAGCCCGGTGACGAGCACGGGGACCTCTACGGCGACGTCCACCAGCACGTTCGTCGACACGGGCGTACTGCCTGTGGATACGGGCGTGCTGCCGACCTCCACCGCTACGAGCACGGCGACCTCGACTGCGACCGTCACCAGCACGGCCACGGCGACCTGGGTCGACACGGGCGTGTACCCGACGGACACTTGGACCGACACGGGCACAGGGACAGGCACAGGGACCGGGACGCACACCTGCACGGAGTGCGTGTGCGAGCCGGAGACCAACACCGTCTACGTCACGGACACCGTCACGGTCACGGTGACCTCGGTCGAGACCAACACCGTCTACGTCACCGAGACGGTCGTGCGAACGGATGTGCGGACTGTGACCGAGACGGTCGTGCGGACTGACGTGCGCACGGACGTGCGGACCGTCACCGAGATGGTCTTCGTGGACGAGGAGGACCCCGAGCTCTTCAAGGGCGGATGGTCGTGCAGCTCCGCGACAGGGAAGGCCGGCCTCTGGGTCGTCATCGCGGCTGTGCTCGCGCTGGTGCGCCGTGCCGCCGGCCGTTGACGTCCAGACCCATCGCCCTGTCGTCGAGGTAGCCGGTGCTCCGTGGCTCGTCGGCGCGACGACCATGCAGTCCTTCGGGCTCTTGTCCGTCAGCGACGGCGACGAGACATGGGCGGTGTCGAGCTCGCTGACCGATTTGGTCCCGTACGCGGGAGCCAAGCTGGGCCGCGTGACGCTGGCCGCGGACGTCCCGCTGCGCGCAGAGTGGAACAGCCAGGTCGGCATCGCGGACCCGCGGCTGACCGTCGCGTGGGACGCGTGGCGCGTCGGCGTGGTGGCCCCTGTCGGCACGATGCGCTGGCCGTTCTCGTGGAACGACTGGCGCGTCGAGGTCACCGAGACCCGCGGCAACGACCTCGCGCGCCTGTCGGCCGGCATCAGCTACGGCGAGAACGGACTGCTCGCTCGAGGCCGGGCCGGCGTGCGGCTGGGGGCGTGGTCGCTCGACGCCCTCTTCGCAAAGAGCTGGACCGCGGTGCCGCTCCTCGCGGGCGAGGTCATGGCGACCTACACCCGCGGTGCCGTGTCGCAGTTCGTCTCGGTGGGTGTCCTGCCTGGTGCGGGGTCTCCACAAGCACGCGTCGGCATGGACGTCCGCTGGGCATACCGCAAGCCGGTCGCCCCTCCCCCACCGCCAGAACCGGTCGTTGTCGCCCCTCCCCCACCGCCAGAGCCGGTCGTGGTCGCCCCTCCGCCGCCACCCGAGCCGGTCGTGGTCGCCCCTCCGCCACCGCCAGAACCGGCACCACCGGTCCGCAAGGTCAAGCGACTCCGCGTCGAGGTCCACAGCGACTGCCGTGGGACGCGGAAGGAAGCGATGGCGCGTAGCCGGGCAGAGCTCAAGCTCGTCGCGGCGAAGCTGGTGGAAGCCGGCTTCGCGCGCGAGAGCATGGATCTCGTGCCCATGGGCTGCAAGCGGCCGCTGGTCTACCCGGAGACGAACAAGGCAGCGCGCTCGCAGAACCGCCGCGTCGAGGTGACCGTGGTCGAGGTCGACGAAGCCCTCTCAGACTGAGGCTGCGGCTTGACCCCACGAGCGGGGACAGGGATCTCCGCGCGGGCGCAGTAGCGGTAGAGCCGCGCGGACGCTCGATGCGCGGAGTGCTCCGTGGCGGGCCACCCGAGGCGCGCTGCGATCTCTGGGAAGGTCAGCCCGTCCTTGCGCAGCGAGTAGATGAGCGCGGGCGTGCGCACGTCCTGCTTGCGCTTGATGGCGATCTCCCGCACCCGGATGCCGCGACGCGCGAACATCTTCTCGACGGTCGATGCGCGCAGGCCCATCTTCTCCGCGACCTGGGCGATGGTGCGTCCCTGTGCGTGCAGACGCTTTGCCTCCGCGACTTCCTTCGCAGTCCACACTCGGTACGGCGCGAGCTTGCCCATGGGCAGTTCACGCCGACGCAGCGCACCGTAGATCGACTTGCGGCTGAAGCCGGTCTCCTGCATGAGCCCGGCGATGGTTGTCTCGCCCGCGACGAGGCGCGCGCTCCATGCCTCGAGCGTCTCGACGGCGTGGTTGGGACGAGAGCGATTGGCTGGTCGATGGCTCATGCGCACTTCCTTGCCGCGATCTGTCGGCGGCCCCACTTCTTCGCTGCCCGCTGAGAGGGGAGCAGCAGGTCGAACTTGTTCTCGGTGTCGATGGCCGCGCCCGTGTCGGTCACGGTGTGCGCGATCCAGCCCTCGTCGGGCAGGAGGAGCTCCACGCACGAGCCGATGGGCCACGCTGGCAGGTGAGCAGCGACGGTCCGCTTCCGCGGGTCGGGCCGCTCTCCGTTGTACATGTAGCGAGTACAGCCCTTGCAGCGGGGCGAGTACGCGGTGACCTCGGCGACGAAGACCGGGTCGGGCACGACCTCGACGATGGTCTCTTCCACGCTCGGCACGGTCGACGCGGTCGAGCAGGTGTGCCATGTGGCGAAAGCCAGCGCACCGAACGAGGCCCCGATCAACATGTCGACGAGCTTGAACGCGAGGTGGGGATCGTCGTTCACGAACAGCGGGTCACCCATGGTTGGCTTCTGCCGCCAGCATCTCGAGCTGGTTGCGGTCGTCGTTGGCCGTGCGCGGCGTGCGGTGCTCAATCTCACGGTTGAGGTACCAGGCCGCCTTCCGCAGGTCCTCGAGCGGCGTGCCCTTGTGGTCACAGCGCGCGACGTACTTGACCACGTTGCCAAGGTTGAAGCCGAGGTCCCACGCTTCGATGGCATCGATGACCTCGATGCTGCCGGTGTTGTAGTGGTTCGGATGGTTCACTTTTTCCATGGTTCGTTCCTCATGTTCTCGATGCGCTTCCGCACCTCCAAGCCGCGGCTGAGAACAGCCGGGTCAGAGGGCAGAGCACAGATGCAGTGTTCGATGGAGAGAAGCGTGGCGCGAAGCTCGGCCACGTCTCGGCGGGTCTCGCGGAGCTCTGCGGACATCTCCGACACGATGCTCGGCGCGAAGATGTTCATCGCCGCGTAGCGAGCGATGCGCGCGTCCAGCTCGTCGAGGTCGATCACGAGCGCGTCCGCCAGCGTGCGCGGAGCCAGCGGACTGTGTCGATGGCCCACAGCGTGCCGTGCACGAGCGTTCTCACGTGGACGTCCGCACGAGCACAGCGAGCTCCTCGTCCTTGGACAGGTCAGCCATGCTCTTCGGGTTCGTCGCGTGCTTCCACGCGCGCTTCCAGACGTCGTCCTCCACGTCGACGAACAGGCGGCTGTAGCGGTCGACCAGCATCGCGTAGCTTCCGAAGGGAATCTCGCGCGGCTCTCCGCCGACCTTGGCCGCGCTGCTCGCCAACACCGCGTTGACCTCGTCGAGGGACACACCGGCCAGCGCACCGATGAGAGCGAGCGCCCGCTCGGCGGGAGTGTAGTTGCGCGCCATCAGCCCTCCACCTTCTTGGTCAGCATGCGCAGCGCGTTGAGGTCGCTGTTGCGCTGCGGGCCGTGCTCGCCCTTGGCCCAGCGGTAGATGGTCCGCCAGGACACGCCGACGTTGTGCTCCGTGTGGAGCCGGTAGGCGATGCTCTTCGGGGTCAGCCCCCGAGCGACGCACCGCAGGACGAGGTCCTGTGCTTCGGGGATGCGGTCCTGCGGCGTCTTGTAGTCCGCGGCAGTCGTTACGAGTGTGGTCACGGATGTCTCCTCGGCTGAAGCCAACCGGCCTCCACCAGTGCGGTGTAGGTGGCGGTGTGGCGGTCGGTTGCGCTCACGAGGACGAACGTGTCCTGCGAGCCTGGTGTGGTGGGGGCGGAGGCGTACCAGCGGCCGCCCTTCTCAAACACGTCGACTGCGACGGTCGTCGACACGACCCACGTCTCTACTTCTCGCACGGCACGTCCTCGTCATTGATGGGGGTCACGTAGGACTCGATGTGCCAGTCTGCACGGCCCGTCGAGGGGTCAATGAAGAACAGCGTGTAGTAGTCGTCGCTGAGGTAGTCCTCCCGCTGGACGGATAGAATCTGCACCACCTGGTCGCGAAAGAGTGCTCTTTGTCCGACCTTCCAGGTCATACCGTCACCGCCTCGGCCGCCTTCTCGGCCTCCTTGGCGTGCTCGAGCATGCGGTCGATGATGGACGCGGTGTCGTCTTCAAACAACCGTACGACGGCGATGGCCTTCCGCCACACCGCGGCCTCGAGCTCCGAGCGGTTGCCGAGCTCGTAGAGCGCGTCCTCGTGGAGCTGCTCGAAGCGGTCACGGGCAGTCTCCAGCCGCGTGCTCGCAGCCCGCACTGCCTCGAAGGCATGCCGGTCGAGCATGGCCGCCACGTCGGGCGCGTGGTCACCGGGATTGTTGACCCGGTCCTCGAGCAGGTCGAGCGCCGTTGCGACATCGCTGTACGAGAGGCTGACCGTCTCGCACGCACCAAGGAGCTGTTCACGCATCGCCGACCTCGCGGGACATGAGCTTGTTGAGAGAGACGACGTGGTCGTAGACAGAGGAGAAGACGTACATGGCCTGCGTCTTGTTGAGCCCGCCCTTCAGCATCTTCGCGGCCACCATGTGGCTGAGGGACGCGAGAAGGATGTGCGTGCCGAGGTCTTCGTGCTCGTCCATGGCCTTCCCGATGGCGCGCAGGAAAGACAGCTCGCGGTCAGTGAGGCCAGTCACGCCGACACCTCGACGTCGCCCTTGGTGGCGATGGGCCAGGTGATCATGAGGCCTACGGTCGCGGCCTCCACGAAGAGCTGGTCGGTGTCGAAGTCGTCCTGCACGAGCAGCTCCAGCACTGCGCCGCAGTCGGCGCAGTGCGCGATGGAGACATCCTCTGCCATGTGCATGCGACACTCGCCGTAGCAGGGGCCGGAAAGGTCAGTGCGCTTGGTCATGTTCTCACAGTACTCGGTAGCCAACGGGTCCTCCTTGCTGGCCCCTCTTACATACTTCACCTTTGACAAACCGCCAAGGGGCGCCGCGCAGAAAGTTGCACGACGCCCCCGTGGTTCGAGCTGTCTTCGCCGTTCGCTACGGCTTCGGGTGCCATACCTCGAGGTTGCCGTCGGCATCGTAGACCGCCTCGGCTTCCTTGTACCAGCGGTCCATGAGCGTCGGCTCCGCCTTGATGGGCACGTCGGGGATGTAGAGTGCCATGCCCTGCACCATCACGTCGACGAGTCGCTGCGTGGCGGCGCGCGCGAGCTGGATGTCCTCGGGCACCTCGAGGATGAACTCGTCGTGGATGAACGCGACCATGCGACAGCCGTAGAGCGGGGAGATACCCTCGCCCTTCCAGAGCTCGCTGCGCCCGGTGTACGACTCCTGCTGGAGCAGGAACAGCGCCGCCTTCGCCCCGTCCGCGGCGAGCCCTTGGAAGTAGCTGTTGCAGCCGTCCGTGTACCCGACGCCACCGCGCACGCGGCCGCTGCGAACCTGCGTGAGGTCGAAGCTGTCCCGCAGCGCGAGCTGCTCGCCGACGTCCGCGAAGTACTTGCGCATCTCCGGCCACGTCTCAAGCCACTGTGCCTTGATCTGCCGGCCGCGCTCCTCGGCCTCCGCCGGGTCGTCGGCGAGCTTCACGCCGTAGGTCGCCCACGCGTACGCGATGAAGGTCGGAGCCCCCAGCCCGCCGGGCAGACCGAAGTTGGCTGCCTTCGAGAGCTGCCGCATCTCCTTGACCTGGGGGTCCTTCTTCTTGTGGCGCGCGATGGCCTCTTCGTAGCTGATGCCGAGCAGCGTCGCCGCCATCTGCACGTGCAGGTCCTGCCCGGCCCGGATGGCCTCGGCCATGTTCGACCAGCCGATCTTGTCGAGGCACACCTGCGCGAGCGCGCAGAGCTCCAGCGTCGAGTAGTCCGCGGAAGCGAAGAGACGCCCGGGCCGCGGGACGAAGCACTCCCGCACGCCGCCCTTGCGGGGAAGGTTCTGCAAGTTTGGGTCGCCGCAGCTCGTGCGGCCCGACTCGACGAGGGGATTCCAGCGCGGGTTGATGGGGAGCTCCGTCCCCTTGAGCAGGACAGGCACGTAGGTCGTGCGCAGCTTCTCCACCGCGCCCGCCTCGGCCAGCGCGACGAGTCCCTCGTGCCCGGTGCGCATGAGGCACTCCCGGTCGGTGGAGATGGCCCCCTTCTCCGTGCGCGGTGCCGCATCTCCGAGGCACTCCTCGACGAGACCACGGATGAGCTTCATGTCCTTCGTGCCGTCGGGACGCAGGATGCCGTACTTGAGCAGCGTGGAGCGAAAGCCGTGGGCCTGCTTGTCGAGCTCGTGACTGAGCTTCACGACCGCCGCGGGGTCCGTACGGATGCCCCACGTGCCCGCCAGGTGGAGCCCCCACGCCGCGGCCACCTGCTCGGCCTCGTTGGTCACGATACCGGTGTCCCGGTCGACCACGGGGCTGTCGTCGCTGGCTTGGTCGAGGAAGAGGCGCATCGTGCGCTCCGCGTCCTCGATGGCGTAGCGCGAGGCGTCCTCCGGCCACTGCTCGAGCGGGACGCCGTCGAGCTCGTGGTAGCGCATGCGCCACGCATCCTCGCCCTTGTCCGCGCTGAGGTCCACGTGGAAGCGCCGCATGAAGCAGGCCTCCATGGAGAACTTCGTGACCTTGCCTGTGGAAAAGTCTGTGGACATCTCGCCCACGGCCAGCTTGATGAGCTTCTCCCGCATGCTCGTGTCGTGGATGCGACCCGCGGCGTAGGCCGCGAAGACCAGCTCGAGCAGGGAGGGGTCCGCTGCGCACAGCACGCCCCAGTCGAAGGCGATGTTGTGGCCGACGAGATGCCAGCTTGCATCCTCGAGGTACGGACGGATGAACGCCGAAGCGTCCTTCCCCGCCACGAGGCCAGAGGTGTTGTCGTCGGAGCGCGCCCACGAGAGGCAGACGATCCGCGGGGCGAGACGACCGGGCGTGATCCGCCACGTCTCGGTGTCGAACGCGAGGTAGTTGGGCACGGTGGCTCCTAGCAAAGACCCCCCGGTGTTGTGGCACCGGGGGGTACAGTGGGCATGTCGCTTGTGCGTTGACCCGGCCGCGGGAACCGCGGAGCTCGGGCGTAGCGCGACCTGCGCGTTGTGGGCGTCAGTCTGCGAAGACCGGCTGCCACACGATCTTGGTGAACTTCCCGCCGCGGCGGGTGTCGACCAGGAAGGCGTCCGCATTGATGCGCGCACCCGCCACGCTGGAGCCGTTGTCGGCCAGCAGCTCGCTCATGACCTCCTCGTCGACCGAGGCGTCGGAGACGTTCTCACCCGCGTGAGCGGAGAGGATCGCCAGCGCGAGGCTCTTCACGTTGGAGAGGAAGCCGTCCTTGTCCGCGCCGGCGAAGTAGTTCACCGTGCTGTTGACCGGGTGGTCCTCGTTCGTGGAGCTGAGGACGCGGAAGTCCGCGGCCACGAAGTCCACACCCTTGCGGGTCTTGCCCTGCATGAGCTTGATGAGCTCGAGCTCGTGCGTGCCGGGGCGGAGGTAGTTGCCGCCGTTGGTGGTGGTGGCGTTCTTGATGCCTGCGAAGATGGACATGGGACCTCTTGGTATTTGGGGTCAGTGGTTGGTGTGGAAGTCAGCACTGCGCTGACGAGGAGTAGATACTTCAGTCGTCCTCAGCGGTCAAGGCGACCGAAGCAAAATCTGCGGGGCGGACGATGTCGCCGGTCTTCGGGTCGACCTGGTCGAGGAACGCCTTGTACCGGCCGAGCTTCGCTCCGAGCTGGCGACCCTGTCCGGTCTCCCAGGCGAGCAGGTTGCTCTTCCTGCAATCGAGCCGGTTGTCGCTGCGGAAGTCTACCCGGTGGGTGTCGGGTGCGTTGAGCACGAAGCGGTGCAGGTAGATGGGCGTGCGCGCCGAGCCGTGCTTGGCGACGGCGTACTGCCGCAGCGGCATCCAGTGGTGCTCTCGCACCCGCACGTAGTCCTCGGCGTCGATGAGCACCTCGGTGCCGTTGGACAGCTCGAGCACGACCGTCTTGTCCGCGGGTCGGTAGCGCGCTGGGTTGATGCTGCGGGGTCGGCTCACGGCTCGTCCTCGTCGGAGAGGCCGAGCTCCTCCGCGGTGAACTCGTCGCCCACTTCGGGCTCGTCCCAGCGGGTCTCCTGTGCGTGCTCGTCGCCGAAGGGGAAGTCGCGGGCGAGGAGCTCGGCCTCCTCCCGCGAGGCGGCCTTGATGGTCACCGCGTAGTGGGTCGTCGCGGAGCAGGTGATGGACCAGTACTTGTTCATGTGTTCTCCGTCCGCAACGGGCGTCCTTCCCAGTAGACGTCCTCGCCGCGCTTGTAGTGCTTGAAGTTCTGCTGTGCTGCTGCTTGGCAGAAGTGATTGTCGGTGTAGGTGGCGTAGTTGTTGGGCAGCAGCGCAAACTGCCCGCTGTGCAGCGCGATGAGGTTGAGCGGCTTGTGCTCCTGCGGGTAGCGGGAGAAGCCGTCGGCCCAGTCTACGATGATGCCGGTGTGCCTGCCCTGCGCCTTGAACGGCGCGTGCACGAGACACTCCAAGCCCTCGAGGTAGTGCGCGTGCCAAGTCTCCGTCTCCTCGCCCATCGAGGCCCACGGCATGAGGTTCTCGCGCAGCACGCTGAAGTCCTGCGTAGTCGAGATGGCGTGCAACGGTAGGCCGCTCCAGTGCGCGCCGCTCTCCAGCAGAACATGGCACATGAGGGTCTGGTACGGACGCGCGTAGATGCCGTGCCAGATGGCCGCGGTGGTGCCTGCCGGCATGCTCGGGCCGAGGAAGCTGTTCTTCACGTTCACGTAGAAGTGAAACGGGAGGTTCGCGTGGCGTCCTGCGGTCACGGCTTCTCCTGGTGGCGGTGCTCGCCGCGTTCGATGGCGTCGGCGATGCTGTCGAGGTTGACCAGCGACAGGCCCATCGGGCCGTGGTTCGACGTCCGCCGCAACGCGGCCACCACGGCGTCGCGCTCCTCCGCGACGGCGCGGTCCACGGCGCGGAGAGCCATCTCGCGGACAAGCTCGACCGCCTGACCCACCGAGACGCCGTCATCCGCGTCCGCGCCGACCGAGAGGAGGATGGTGCGAATCTCGGAGTAGTCCATGCCCAGCGAACGAGCGCGCTCTTGTTCTGCGCGGTGCTTGTCGAGGTCGAACGGCTCGCTCACGACACACTCTCAAGAGCGAGGACGAGGGCTTCGGCCTCCGTCGTCGCGACGAAGAACCTCTCCGCGACGGTCAGTCCTCCCACAAACGCGAGGCGCGGAGGCTCGGCGTTCGCGATGACGACAGCGACGTTTCCATACGGCGTGTTCCTCGCCTCCCGCACCAGCGCCAGCAGGCAACCGAGCGTCGCCGCGTCGGTGAGGTCGGGAACGTAGGCGGTGTTTCCGACGCGAAACGAATCTCCGACGCAGCGCACCCTTGTCGGGGTGATGTCGGTGACGAGGTAGTCCCTCCCGACGATTTTCGACGGGTCTGCCCCCTCGCTGAAGAATGGCGGCGCTTCGATCCGCACGGCCACCATGCCGCGCATCCACCGCCAACCCCTACAGGCGACGGCGCGGCGGGCGAGTTCGGTCATTTCCGCGGTCATATCTCCTCCTTGTGGCGGTGCTCGCCGCTTTTAGTAGCGCAGGCGTTGCGGTTGAAACTCAGCGGTTCACCTTTGCGCCAGCGTCCGTCACGGCGTTCCACCGCTTCCACCGTTCGAGTGCATCGCGCTCCCGGCGGCACGGGGTGCAGTCGCCGCACGGGAGGTGCCCCGCGTGATTGTAGTAGTTGGTGTGCCTGTGGTATGCACACCCCGTGCGGGGCTCCGAAACTGCCTTCTTCATGTTCCACTCTTCTCCCCGCAACGGCGCGCGCCGCGTTCGATGGCTTGTTCCTGTCGTGTCATGGCGCAGCCTCCAGCGCGGCGACGAGGGCTTCGGCCTCGGTACCGTAGTCAACACGGGACTGCTTCTTCGCGAACCACGACCAGCGGTTGCCTGACTTCCAGTATTCGTCGTCATACCAAACGCTCGCGTGCGGGTCGTTCCACGCCTCCCGCACCAGCGCGAGCAGGCACCCCATCGTGGCTGCGTCGGTGAGGTCGGGGAGGCACCCATGGTCAATGGCGAGCGTGCGCTCGGTGATGCGGTCACCGCCAAGCACACGCATCCCCGGCATCCACCGCCAGCCACGGCACGCGACGGCGCGCTTCGCGAGCGCGATCTGTTCTTCGGTCATGGCAGCACCTCGATGTGGTCGGGCTTGATCCACGTCGAGACGCGGAAGCCGTTGGTGTGGGGGTCGGGGTTGGTCGGGTCGCCGTCGTCCACGCGGGCGTGTCCCGCCCACACGCCTTCGGTCTTGATGGAGCGGACGGTCCCGTCCAACCACTTCTCGCGGGAGTACCCGTAGAAGCGGCAGCGCGCGCCCGCTACGACGGGCGTGCCGTTCTTGTCGGTCATGGCTTCTCCTCCTTCCGGTGCTCGCCGCGTTCGATGGCATCTGCGAGTTCGTCAGCGGGCATCGGTGACATGACCCAGCAAGGCTTCCCGTCTGCGTGTCGGTGCCCATTGCACTCGACAAGCCGTTCCGGTTCTTCGCGCAGCCACGCCACCACAGCGGCTCGCTCCTCGGCCTTGGCAGTAGCGATAATCGTTGCGATGGCTTCGACATCTCGCGCTGCCCACGAGGACACCGCAGCAAGATGCCTCGCCATCTCCCAGTCCGCTTCTCCCGGCTCGGTCATGGCGTCTCCTCGCGGCGGTGTTCGCCGCGCTCGATGGTGTCGGCCATGAGCGCGAACAGGCTGGCGAGCGACGAATGTCCTTCGTATTCGCGAAGCCACGCCACCACGGCGGCGCGCTCGCGGAGAGCGTCGTCGCACACGGCCTTCCCGTTCCACGGGGCGTGCTGCTGGATGAGCCTGCTCACCTCGTTCGGGTGGCACTCCATGCACCAAGCGAGGCGGGTGTAGTTGTCCCCGTTCGGCATGCGCCCGTCGAGGATCGTGGTGTCGCGGTCGTTCTCGTCGGGCCACTCGAAGGTGTCGTCGTTCATGCCCCCTCCCCGTCGTCCCAGCCGTTCGACACATCAAGCTCGTAGGACTGCACCCACGCCTCGTTGACCGCGCCGTTGGCCGGGTACTCGTCCACAGCCGGGTCGCCATCGTCCACGTAGGCGAGACCCGAAAACGCCTGGCTCTGTCCGATGGCGCGTACGTTACCCGGTAGCCATTCCTTGCGCTCTGCGGAGTAGAAGCGGCAGGGCTGTCCTACGGTGACTGTGTTTCCGTGCTTGTCGGTCATGGCGTCTCCGGTGTCGTGGAAGTCGGCCGTCTCGCCGACACCTCTTACATACTTCGACCACCGCGAAGTTGTCAACCGTCTTCTTCCACGAAACCGTTCGTCCAGTTGCCGTAGCAAAGTCGTTGTGGCGTTCCGAGGCTCGCTTCGATGTACCGTGCGTCGTTGCGGGACTGATAGATGGAACCGCGGAGGTACCGGGTGTGCGCGAAGTAGTCGACGTAGACCTCGTCGGCCTCTTGGCCGGCGCGGTGCGTTCGGCTCACGAGCTGCTCTGCGGTCGACCCCGACGACGGGAACGTCATGATGAGGTTGTGCGCCCAAGGCTGGAGGTTCTTCCCGGTGCCGTGCGCGGTGATGCTGGCAGCGAAGACGGGAGCGTCCGCCCACTTCCGCGGAGCGTCCTGGTCGGCGTCGTAGACGGGCATGCCGTAGGCCGCGAGACGCTCTCCTACCGCGCGGTCGTAGTACCACACGATGCCACCGACGCCTTCCTCGAGGCGCTCGCACGCCCACTCGACAGCACGGCGGACTGCTGCATCGGAGACCCACACGGCCTCCACATCGGGGTCGGGCTTGTGCTCCTGCGCCTTCCATCGCTCGAGGAGCGCGAGCCCGCGGTCGTCACGAAAGCGTCCCGCTTCCAGCGCCTTTCGCACGCGCAGTGGACTGTCGAGGTCGGGCCGCTCTTGGGTGAGGATGAACCGGACCCATGCGTTCCAGCGGTTGCGGGCCTCGAGCCAGTCGAGGTCGGGCTCCCCGTTCGGCCACACCCACCTGTAGTAGAAGCCCATCGAGAGCTGCTTCCCCACGCGCGCAAGCGCCATGGGGTCGGCGAGCTCCTCCCCGTCCGGCCGCGTCCACGTCTTCTCCAGCTCCTTGAGGTGCGCGGAGATGACCGGACACGGGGGGACGGTCGTCTCCCCGAAGTAGAGCGACGCACCCACCGACGCGTCGCTCGTGGCCACCACGCCCGGGGCGGAGTTGAGCCGCTCGGAGAACCGCTTGCGGGCCACGTGGCGCCGCTCGCCCGGGGAATACTGGCGCCAGTCGGGGAAGAGCGCCTGGAAGAGCAGCCAGTCCGTGTCGCCCTGCGGCTCTTGGTTGGCGTCGAGGATGCGCGCCCACCCTTCGAGGTCGAACCGCTCGCGCGGGACCGGGGTATTGTCGCGCAGGGCGAGCTCTGCAAGATGTGCGTAGTCCTTCAGCGAGCGCGCGGTGAGTGTCCCCGAAACCGCGACGAACTTCGTCGAGGGGTTCTTCACGAAGTACTCGATGAGGCGCTTGGAGCGCGCGCTCGTGAGGTGGCGCAGGTTGTGCGCCTCGTCCGCGATGATGAGGTCCGGCGCGTACTCCTGCAACAGCTTCGCGCCGCTTTCGATGGACAGCGCTGAGTAGCTCTCGACGCGGAGGTTCTCCGCGAGCGCCCACGTCCCGCGGAACTTCTCGCGCTCCAGCCCGATGGGCACGCGCATGTTCGCCGGGATGAGCAGGAGCGGTCGCTTCGCGCCGGCAGCGACGGGCGCGAGGAGCGTGATGAGGCTCTTGCCGTGGCCGGTGCCGATGGGTCCGAGCAGCCCCCCGTGGAGGCGGATGGCCTCGAGGGCGCGGGCCTGGGCGGGACGGAGAAGCGCCCCGCTGTTGGGATCGCGACGGTAGCGTGCGCTCACACCCTCCACGTCGACCCGGGAGAGGACGACGGGGAGGGCGGAGATGCGGTCGGCCTCAGTGTGCGGCCGCGGTCGAGGGGAACGACGCGCGGCCTCGAGAGCCTCGGAGGCGGTGGGCAAGTCAGTCCCCGGTGTGCGGGCGAGCGTGCGTGGCGGCCGCCTCGTCGAACGCGCGCTTCCACGAACGCAGTACGGTGGAGAGACGCTCGAGGTTGTACGGCATCAGCCGCACCTGTCCGTTCACGAGGTCCGTCGCGGCGAGAGCCACCGCCTCTGCGAGGTAGAGGCGATGGCGAACAGCAGCCAGCTCGAGCTCGAGCTGGTCGACGGTCGGCTCGGCCATGGTCAGCGGCCCCGCACGACGAGCGCGGCGTAGGGCAGCAGAACCTCGAGCGCGGCGTTGGTAGCCGGCAGGCGGGTGTCGCACACCACCACGCCCGCGGGCATGCGGGTGGTGAGGAGAGCCGCCACCTGGGCGGGCCCCTGCGCGTAGGGGATGAGGCTATAGTGCCCCACCTTGGCGTTCTCGGCGACTTTCGTCATGAGCGGGGCGAGCAGGTCCTCGAGGGCGTGGTGGGGGAGCAGCGCACCCGACACCGGACGGCAGTCGATGTAGAGCTGCAACCCCGTGACGTGCGGGACGCTGGCGTCAGCCTCCGAGAACTCCTTGCGCACGTCTGCGGTGATGGCCTCGCGGAGCTCCTGCTCGGCGTGCTTGTAGCCTTCCTGGTAGCCGTCCTCCCAGCCCGCCTTGTAGCCTTCGTTGTAGCCCTCGACGCGCGCGTAACGGGCGTCCGCAGAAGGCTCCAACGGGGAGGGGGTCGCGGCGGGCTCGACCGCCGGGATGGGCTCGACCGCCGGGGGCTCGGCCACTACGGCCTTGGGCTGCGGCTCGATGACGACCACCGTGGGCTCCGCGGCGGCGGTAGCGGCACCGGCGTACGCCACGTTGCCGTCGAGGGCGGTGTGCATCGCCTCGTTGGACATGGAGGCGACGACGTCCGCCGGGTAGCCGAGAGCCTCGAGGCGCACCGCGGCGTTGCGCGGGCGGCGGACGGTGCCGTCCTTGTTGGAGGTCTTCGCGGCCGTGGCCGCGGTCTTCGCCTCGTCTTCGGTGGCGATCTGCTCGGCCACCTTCTCGTCGCTGGGGGCATCGGGGGGAAGGATGCCCACGATGGCCGCGGTCACCGCAGCGGCAGCCGGGGTCACCACGGGGGCGACCGGGCTGGTCGGGGGCGTGGGCTTCGCGAGGTTGCTTCGCAGACGGGACAGCAGTCCCTCCGGCGGTGCGGCTGCCGCGGGGGCGGGCGTGGTGGCCGGGGCGGGCGTGGTGGCCGGGGCGGCTTCAGCCGCGGGCGCGGCAGTGCCCGCCTTCTTGGCGGCGAGCTTGGCGAGGAGCGAGGCCTTCCCGGCCTGGTCGGTGCTGGACATGGTGTCTCCGGTGTTGTCGTTGGTAAGCATGTGAGAGACGGCCTTGAGCGCACGGCAGCGGTCGCGGAACGCGCAGCCGCCGTAGGCTCCACAGGTCGTCTCGTTGGGAGTAACCCTATCGGGAGTAGTGGCAAGGGCGGTGGTCTTCATGTCCGCCACCGTCGCCTCGATGGTCGACCAGTTCTTCTCGATGGTGTCCACGTCGATGATGGTCGAGGTGCGCTGCGCCCGATGCGGCGGCTTGGTCACCATCGCCACGTGCGTGAGGCGCACGAAGGGCGGACGGCGCAGACCCATCTGCTCGAAGGTGGCGAGCGTGGCCTTGGCGTAGACGGTCATCTGCACGTTGCGCTGGAGGTCGTCTTCGGACTTCGCCCAGCGCAGGTCGCTCGTGGTCTTCCAGTCCAGCACCTCGGGCGGGTCGGTGCGGAGGTTGTGCACGTCGATGTATCCAAGGGCCGGCAGGCCCGCGGCGGTGAGCTTGAGCGGCTCGATGCTGCTCTCGATGTTCACGGTGCCCGGCTCGGGCATGAACGGGATGGCGGTTCGCGCGATGGGGCCGAGCGTGTCCTGCCCCTTGGCACCCTCGAGGTAGCCCTCGATCTGCGCGTGCACTTCGCTGCCGATGGCGGCGGAGGGATGCTGCGGGATCTCGAGGCCGAGGATCTTGTTGAACCACCACTTCCGGTTGCACGAGAGGTAGGTGTCCACCTGGCTGGCGGACCAGCGCTCGAAGGTCTTCATGGGGTGTGCCTTGTGGGTAGCGGTCGTCAGAGCCGCCGGGGTGTCCGGCGGCGGAGGCGTACATACTTTACCTCGTCTCACTTCTCCTTGCACGCGGCCATTTCGAGAAAGAGGACCGCGGTACAACACCAGCTTCGGAGAAGCGTCCATCCACACGCGCGGTCCTCGCGCGTGTCCTGGGGGTCTTCGCGCGCTTCTTCCTGTAGTCGTTCCGAGCGAGCGATAACCAGCGCGGCGAAAGCAATACCCCGGCACATGGTCGTCGCCGCTTCCTACCTCCTCGGGGTCAACGAGGGTCTCAATATGAACAGGACGCCATCCGTACCGCTGCTCCCAGTCTCGTAGCAACACGTCGTGCCACTGCCGCAGTAAAGAACTTGCGGGAATGGGGAGCGGCGCGACGACGCGGAATATGAAGTTGGCGACCGTGAACGGGGCAGGGCGCGCATCAGCCAACCCCAACGAGCGCCTCGGTGCCAGCTTGAACGCCGGCTCTCCGGCGCCGATCCATGCCAGCGTCTCCCCATCAACGTCGATCACGCGCCACGCCATCTTCTTACCTGGGGGGGGTCCAAGGCTTTTGGTGTAGTGATTGCGAATGGCCTGTACGAACAGAGGATCCCACGACGAGACGCGGACAAAGGTTATGTTCTTCACTGCCTACGCCTCGGCAACCTTGTGCGACGCGGGCTTCACCGGTGCGGAGGAGAACCCCGGCAGGCCGACGATGCGCACGGAGTAGACGTTTCCATGCTTCGTGTGGCGGCTGGTGTAGCCGAGGCTCGCGAGGCGGCGGAAGAACCGCACGCTCGCCGAGGCGGTGTTGCCGTTGGTCGTGCTCCAGTTGCGGTACGCCTCGTAGATCTTGCTGGGCAAGGTCGTCTCGGTGGCGGAGGCCTCAAGGTGGTCCTCCACGAACCGGCGCATGGGGTCGTTGTCGCGTGCCCAGTTGTCGACCGTGCGGTCGCTCGACGGCAGCGGGGTGTAGTTCCCCGCGGCGAGGAGACGACGGCCGCCTTCCGCGGCCCACGCTGCGATACCCGGCAGCTCGTTATTGATGAGCTTGTCGGCGAGGTGGGGGTCGGCCGCGGCACCCTTGAAGGTGTTGTTGTGGGTGAACACGAGCTGCCGCCGCCAGAAGCCGCCGCTGATGTCGCGCACGGGGGGCAGCCCGTTGGCGGCGATGATCCAGGCGGCGACCGGGCGTCCGCTGAAGGGCGTCTGTCGGATCTCGCGGGCGATGATCTCGTCACCGGCGATGACGGCCTTGAGGGTTGAGGTGTCCATGAGCTCCTGCTCGGGGAGCTCGCTCACGATGTTGATGCGGATGCGCAGCAGCATCGCCCGGTAGTACTCGGAGGAGTTGCCGTTGCCGGCGAGCTGCTGCGGGGTGATGGCCCCCACAGCACTGGAGGGGAAGAGGCGACCCGCCACCTTGAGGAGCACGGACTTTCCGTTGGAGCCAGCTTCGCCGAGCAGCAGCAGGGAGCGCTGGTAGCGGGTCGCAATACCGAAGAGCGCGGCGCCGAAGAACTCCTGCATGACCTGCTTGCGCTCGGGGATGTCCGGCTCGTTGGCGTAGACCTCCTCGAGGAACTGCAACCACCGGGTCGGAGGCGCGGGCGGGCAGCCGTGCTCGTCGAGGTAGGTCGTCGGCAGCACGTAGCTGTTGAGGATGTAGTCGCCGGGCAGGTACGGCCGGAAGGTCCCGTTGGGCAGGAGCAGCCCGTCGCGGAAGGCCACGCCCTCTGCGGTCGGCAGCGGGTTCGGGGTGATGGTCTTGATGGCGGCCTCGACCATGTTGGCCACGCCGGTCTGGTCGGCCCGCTGGATGGAGAGCGAGCGGGGCTTGGGCTGCATCACCATGCTGCCGGCGTAGCTGGAGACGCGCGTCTGCAAGGCATGGTCGGGGAGCGGATGCCACACGCCGTCGCCATGGGGGAGCGGACGGTAGGTGTAGAGGCGGTCCATGTGCATCACCGGGCTGGGGCCGGTGGTTCCGTTGACGCCCGCTTCCGCGCACAGGTCGTCGACCAGGGCGAGGCAGAGCTCCGTGTGGTCGCCGCGGACGAAGGCACGCGAGCCCGCCTGCGCGGCGTTCGCGACGACCGCTGCGGTGGTCGCTTGGTTCTGTGCGGTGGCGCGCTCGGCCACGGCTGCGGTGCGTTCTGCACGGAGGGCGGTGCGTGCGTCGATATCCTTCGTGGCGCGGAGGCGGTCGTCGATGGACGCCACCCGCTCGTCGAGGGCGGCGACGCGCTGCTCGGCCAGCTCGGGGCGCACGCCGAGTACGACCGGGGAGCGGATGGAACCGCGGGGCTCGCCGAGGGTGCAGGTCTCACACGCCTTCGCGCAGTTGCCGTTGATCTGCCGGAGGAACTGGCATGTCGCCGGGCCGATGCCGTTCTCGGTCATGGCGCGACGAGTCTGGTCGAGCTTGGCTTGGGTCTGATGGCGGTCGTAGCGCGGGTCGAGGGAGGAGCGCGCGTGCACGAGCGCGTCGCTGTCCTCGCACAACGCCCACACGGACATGGCGGCTTTCCACTCGGGCTCGGTGATCTTCTGCTCGGCGAGGTCGCGCGCGTTGCGCATGAACCCGCAGTGCGCTTCGATGAGCTCGATGGAGCGGTCCGCCTGGATGGTCGCCCGGCGGGCGCGCTGTGCGAGCTCGGCACGGCGGAAGATGGAGAGACCGTCGGTGGCCGGCTGCTCGGTGGCCGGCTGCTCGGTGGCCGGCTGCTCGGTCGGGGCGGCGGGCGTGGTAGCGGTGGTCGCCGGCAGGGGGCCGACGCGCAGGGCGGGGTCGAGTAGACGACCGGCGTGCCGCTCGGAGAAGGCGTGCTCCTGCCGGTCGGGATGGGTCGAGCGCCAGTAGTAGCGGCGGCTCGGGTCCTTGCACGACACGTCGACACGGGAGCCGCACGCGGTCTCCACGGAACGAGCGAAGTGCGACCACAGACGAGCGTGCTGCTCGGGGGTCGCGGGGGTGGAGAGCGGCAGGATGATGCGCAGCTTCCACTGAGCCGGGCCGATGGTGCCGTCGGGGTCGTGGCTGTGGCTGGTGTGGACGACGTAGTCGTAGTCGGCAAAGACAGCGAGCGCGTCGGGGATGCGGTCGTTGGACACGTCGTCGAGGTCGTAGACCAGCGCGGTCACGGCGCGGACGTTGTCCTTGCAGATGGGGTCACGCACGTCGTGAAGGATGGCCGGCGACCACAACGGCACGTCGTCCTTGTTCTCGTAGACCAGCAGCTCCTCGGGGTCCGTGAAGGGACCGGGCCAGCTCGTCTCGATGGGGTGCGCAGTGGGGTCGTGCAGGGATGCGAAGCGTGCGAAGGTCAGCGTGAGCAAGGGAGGGTCCTCGGAGTGTGCAGCGTTGAGAGCGGCCGAGGAGCGGGGTGCGGGAGCGGCACGGGGAGCTACCCCATGCCGGGAGCCACCGAAGGCCCCAGTCCCCGCTGCACCCCGCCTCCCGACGGACCAGACTGTCCAGGTCTGGTGGGACATCAGCAGAGTACTCGGGGGCACGAGGGACGTCAAGGGGCGACCAGCAGGACGGCCAGCAGGACGGCAGCACCCCCTCGCCACCCCCTCACCACCCCTCAAAGGACGCTCAGCGAGCACCAACCGAGCACTTCCATATCCATTTCATATTCGGTGAGCACGACCAGCACTGCATCATCGCATGCCGAACGTCGCGTCGCGAGAAGGTTGGTGAAGGATGGTGAAGGATGGTGAAGGATGCTCCGTCACCCGTAACGTTAGGAAATCGTTGAGGAAATCGGAAGGTGAAGGAGGTGAAGGATGTTTTGGAGATCTCTACACGCGTGAGCGCAGACATGTCTGCGGGTGCGCAGGAGGGGATAACGAAAAATGCCTTCACATCCTTCACCCCATGTAGAGGTTGTTGAAATCATTGAGCGATTTGGTGAAGGATGATATGGAGAATATAGCGGAGCGGCCCTCGGAGCGGCTGCGGAGGTGCTCGCGGGGGTGCTCGGGGGGGTGGAAATACTATATTTATGGGTTTCTGGGGGGTGTCGCGGCTATATTTGAGGGTCGTTTTCTATATTCTCTGGCGTCCGAGCGGCCCTCGAGGTTGCCGTGCGGTCCGCTGAGGGGGTCGTTAGATGTTGCACTGAGGTGCTTAGATGTTTGATGGACGACGTGGTGCGGGCGGTGCGGGGCGGCGCGCGGGCGACGGTGCGGGCGGTGCGGGGCGGCGCGCGGGCGACGGTGCGGGTGCTCGTGCGGAGGCGAGCCCCCTCGGGCTGGTGACCGTGGACGTCGGCCTGCACGGGCTTGCCCTTGCGCACTGGCAGCCGGACGGGGAGCTCTCCCTCGCGTGGTATCAGCCCGCAGAGGAGAAGGGACGCGGGGCGGAGGCGTGGCGACGGCTGGCGGTGGCCGTGCCGGAGGAACTCGACGGGTGTGACCTGCTCGTGGAGACGATGGTGCACTACGAGGGGAGCCGCGTGCGCCCCGCGGACTTGATGGAGCTCCAGGCGGTGGCCGGTGCGCTGCTCACGGCTCGTCGGTGGGCGAGCGTGGAGAACGTCGAGGCGCGGACGTGGACGGACAACATCCCGAAGGACGTGCGGCATGCCCGGCTGGAGAAGCTGCTCACGACCCGGGGATGGACGGACCGCATCGAGCGACCGAAGGCGGCGTCGAGGATGAGCGACATCTACGACGCGGTCGGCCTCGGGCTGTGGAGAAATGAGAGCCGGACTACAAAAAAGTGGACGTGGCTCGGCCGACCAGTGTCCTAGTTATCGAACAGTCCTCTACATGCTTCGACCTTAGCGGCCGGTCGAGGGGGTGCTCAACTTTTGAGCACGAGGTCGTGGGCAGGGGTCGAGTACGGGGCTACACTTCTGATAAGGATCGCGCGCGGTGGACCACATTATTGTCTTCGCCGGTACACCATGATGCCCACCGGCACTACGTTTCAAGCGATCCTAAATATCTACAAGCTGATTCCACTTGTGCGGTCCCCGGCGGCCCGAGGCATGCCCGGCGGCCTGTACTGGAGAGGTTTTGGATGGGATTTGGACAGGGTTGGTACGGTCGACATCCGCTTCGACCTGGTGGCCGAGACGGTCTGGCTCGAGGGGGTATTGTTCGGCAGGCCGTACAGTCTCCCGCTCGTGCTCGAGGACACGTGCCGGGGTAGCCGTGCGCTCCGGTGCCCGTCCTGCGGCAGCCGAATGGGCCGCCCGCCCATGCTCCACGGGATGGTGGTGGACGACGGGCTGACCTTCGGGTGCTCCTCGTGCCAGCCACTGCCCGAGGATGCGGGCCCGACCCCGGTCGAGGTGCGCCAGGCTCTTGCTGGCCGTGGTCGAATGAAGTAGGTTGGGGGTGCTGGGTCTTGGCGAGCTTGACCCGGACAGCAAACAACGCCCGCACCGCCGGAATGGGCCGGAGGTGTGGGCGTTGTTAGTTCGGGGCCCCTGTCCTGGTGGTCCTACCGGCCCTACCGGCCCGACGGGGCCCCGTCCTGGCAGCACATCCCTACCGGCCCGAAGGGCCTACCGGCCCGACGGGCGGCGGATGACTGAGCGCTTGGCTGCGTCCTGCTCGGCGAACAGTCCGGGGCTCGAGGACTTGGGCCCAGGCGGGGCGGGCGTGGGCTCGGGCTTGACGACCGGGTCCTCTCCCCGGAAGTAGGCTTCCCGTGCGGCCTCGGCCTCCTCCCCGGAGCCGGGCACCCGGGGGTCCTTCCACGGAAGGCGGGTGGTGGTGTGGAAGCCGTGCTCCCCGGAGGCCACGCCCCCGGTCCACCGGGCGGCCTTCTCGGCCACCCATTGACCCAGCCGGAAGCGCGGGCGCTCGGGGTCCATGCGGCCGGCGTAGTCCAGCGGACCCTGCTGTGCCCAGCGGACCATGCTGCCCGGTCCGAGGGGGCGGTCTGGGTCAAAGGCGGGGACGTTCATGCGCACGCCGGCGCGAGCTGCCATCTCGGCGGTGTCGGAGAGCATGCGCGCCCACCGGCGGCGTTCAATCTCGATGCCGGCGCCCTCGTCGCCAGCCTTCGCCAGCTCTTCGAGGACCTTGCCCTGCTTGTACTGAAGCCATGACCGGCGGTCGAAGTCGGCCACCTCCGCGAGGCAGGCGTAGACGTGGGCGTAGTGGCGGAGGGCGCGGTCGAGCTCGCGCGCCAGGTCGACGGGGGTCCGCAGGTCCATGCCGACGACGAGGTACTCCCGCTCGCGCAGGGGCGGGGTCTGCATAGGGGAACGCCCCGGACTAGCCGGGGCGGTGGTGGTCGAGGGGGTGGCGGGGTCTTCACGCTTCGGCACGGCACACCTCGACGACGGCAAGCCGGATGAAGGTGGAGACGGGCACGCCGACAAGGGCGGCGGAGCGCTCGAGGAGCTCGAGCTCCTCCGCGGTGACGCGCACCATGATGCGCTCGTGTCGGGCGTCGGGGAGGGGCGGGCGGCCGCGGCGGCGAGGAGGAACGAGGACGGTGGACATGAGACCTCCGAAGGGCGGGGGCTAGGGTGGACAGAAGAACACGTAGAGGAAGAAGAACGGCATCAGCAGGCAGAAGATGACGCCGACGAGGTGCCCGTTCACCCGCCACGCACGGCGCGGATGACGGCCTCGGCCAAGGGCGGCGGGACAGCGTTGCCCACCTGTCGACGGCGGGACGTCGTGTTTCCGGTGAAGATGTGGTCAGCCGGGAAACCCATCAGCGCAGCACACTCCGACACGGACGCACGGCGATGCAGCTTGCTACCGGGGACGAGGGCCTTGCCTTCCTCGGCTTCGGCGCGGACAAACAGCAGCCCGTTCCCGCCGTGGCTCTTCTCGCTGCCAGCGGTGATGGCGTGGCAGGGCTGGTCGAGGCGGTGCGGGACACGGGCCAGCCCCCACCCGGCGTTGCACTCATGCGCGAAGAACGCGAGGCCCTCGTCGCGCAGGTGCGGCAGCACAGCGGACACCATCGTCGTACCCGTCCCCTTCGGCGGTGCTACCGGGCGGGGACCGGCTACGACGAACAGGCGCGAGCGATGCGAAGCCACACCGTAGTCGGCGGCATCGAGGTGCCACACGTCGACGAACGCGTAGAGCTCGCGCAGCTTCGGCAGGACGTGCGCCTCGATGTAGGCGCGGGAGCCGGGGACGTTCTCGCACACGACCCACGTGGGCCGGACCCGCTCGGCCACGTCGAGCGTCCACGGCCAGCCGTTGCGCTCGTCCTCGGCGCCTTTGCGCTTACCGAGACCGGACCACGCTTGGCACGGGGGCGAGGCCCACAGCAGGTCGACGTGCGGGAGGTCGCCGTAGTTCACGTCGCGCACGTCGCCGTGCACAGCGGGGAACCCGTTGGCGCGGAGCGTGGTCGCGGCATCGGCGTCCCATTCGACGCAGGCCAGCGCGGTCACGCCAGCGTTGCGGATACCAAGGGCGGCGCCACCGGCACCGGCGAACAGTTCGAGGGAGGTCATGGTGTGCCTCACGCGAAAGCGGGGTGGTCGTTGAGGATCACAGCAGACGAATACTTCGTCCGCACCCACTCGGCCACCCCTGCGGATAGCGGTGCGTTGACGGTCATGTAGTCGCCGTTCACGAAGAAGACGGTCTTCTTCTTCATCGAGCGCTTGGCGTACAGCGCGTCGGCCAGCAGGTCGAGGGCGAGTTCCTGCGTCATGCGGATGTCGCCGTACTGGCGGCGGAGCGGAGGCATGGTCTCGATCAGCTTGAGCAGCTCCAGCTCCGCAAGCGGTGCGATGTAGAAGGCTTCGGTTCCCGCACCGTCGCCCCAGTTCGTCACGGTTGCGACGGGCTTGCCGTTGTGGAGCAGCTTGTATTCCGAACCCGGGCCTTCGCGTCCGCGAAGGGGCTTGTAGGCGGTGCCGGTGAAGCCGGCGTTGAGAAGGGCGACGACGACGTCGAGCTGCGTGGTAGTGGCGGGGGTGGACATGGTGTGCTCCGTGAAAGTCGGCGGGACTGCCGACGGGTTTAGTCTATACCGTCTGCTGGAATGTGCAAGGGTCAGTAGACGGTGATGATGGAAGCGTGCAGCGGAACCTTCACGACCTCGCCCGTGTCGTCGCCGTCCTCGGTCATGCGCCGCCCGACGACGTACATGTCGTACGGCTCCACCTCGTCCTGCACCACGGCGTCGGCGTACATGTCGACGTACGCGCCGGCGGCGTACGCGGTCGGGCTGGTGTAGGTGACGCGGACGCCGTAGCCACGCGTGAGGAAGCCGAACATCATGCGGACGGTGTCGCCGTCGGAGCCCTGTGCGAAGGCGACGGTGGTGGAAAGCCAAGTGGGGACGACGTTGGGGGTGGACATGGTGTACTCCGTTGATGCTGGGTGAGTGAGAGTCGGGAACCGCCCCGACGAAGACAGTGTATATTGTCTGCTGGAATGTGCAAGGGCTTTCGTAAACGTCCGTCGGAATGGGGCCCCGTCATGGAAGCAGTCCCGCCGGCCGGCCCGACCGGCCCGACGTGGGGCCCCGTCATGGTAGCAGCTAGACCTAACGGCCCGACCGGCCCGACGGGCGGGATGGCCGCGGCGACCAGGCGCGCTCCGGGCGGCCGCGGCCGGGCGGCCTACCGGGCGGCCGCTCGGAGCGCGTCGTAGCTATCGGCCACCGTTTCCAGCGCCGCCGCGATAGCGTACGCTTCCGCCGTTTCCAGCCACAAGTTACGGTCGTTCAACGGCACGCCGTCGACTACGAGCGTAACGTGCGGCATGGCGTGGTTGTCGTGAAGATTGTTTAGCGCCATGAACAGCGCTTCCCGTTCGGTCTTATTCTCACACTCAACCTTGATTATGAACGTCATTCGGGACTCCTTCGGTGCCGGTGAGTCGGGTTCGCTCCCGACACCCATAGAATAGCACGCCGCGAGAATACGTCAAGCTAGAATAGCGACCGGGGCTCGAGCGACCGGGGCTCGAGCGACCGGGGCTCGAGCGCCGCACACTATATATACATGCGCCAGCCTGGACCCCTGCACTATATTGCATGCTCGGATAGTCGCTTATTCGCTTGACGCTTTCCACCCGCGCGGCTATTCAAGGGTGGTCGGGCAGACATCCCCCGACTAGAACGGAGCCCACGTGCTTACTTGGCTATTCGCGTACGTTTCCCGCCCGCCGGACGATACCCCGCCTACGTGGCGCACGTGGGTCGCGCTTGTCGCGCTGTTCCTCGCGCTCGGACTTGTCGAAGGGCTCCCGGAATGACCGGCGCGCCGTTCGCGGTCCTGTGGACCGCCCGCAGCAGGAACCGAAAGACGGGAGACATTCCCACGGCGTGGGTGGGTGCGTCGCAAGCTGAGGCGCGCGCTAGCTGCGAGGGCTGCCCCCTGCTAGGCGGCAAGTGCTATAGCTGGAGCGGCGCCACCCAACTAGCGGCAGGCTCCGCCCGCAAACACGCGGAGCGCCAGCCACACCGCTACACGATGGCGGCTGCGCTCGCACAGCGGGTGGCGTCCGCCCGTATGGTCCGGGTGACCGGGCTAGGGGACATCGGCCGGTCCGGTCGCGCGCTGGCCGATGCGGTCGTCGAGCAGGCCGCGCGCGTCGGGCTCGCCGTGGTGGGCTACACCCACCATTGGCGCGAGGAAGGAGTCGCGGACGCGTGGAGGGGGCGCCTTATGGCCAGCACCGAAACGCTCGCAGACGCCGACCGCGCCGCGCGTGAAGGGTGGCGCGTGTCGGTGGTCGTGCCTGCGGACCACCCGCGACTCAGCCGCACCCCGGACGGCCGGGCGGTCGTCGTATGCCCCGAACAGGCTACGGGTAAGGTCACGTGCAATGATTGCAGGCTTTGTGACGCGTCCCGGCCCGGGCCGGTGATTGCGTTTCGCGAGCATGGGAACGGCTCCGCGCGCGCCGCAAAGCGCGCCAGCGCGCCAGCTACGGCCATCGACAACGGGCTACCACCTGCGTTCGGTGAGGTTTCTTTACCGCGTGCGCTCGTGGAAGCGGACGCGCCGTGAGGGATGAGTACGGCCGCCGGGACCTAGCCCCGGCGGTCGGCGCCGCGCTGGCGCTCGCGCTTATTCTCTTCCTCGCGTTGATTATCGCTTGACGCTTTCAACGCGCGAGGCTATCCTAAGAGTGTCGGGGGGACGTTCCCACCGACTCCCACACACACCACGTCACACGGAGTCTACAATGTCCACCCCGCACGTTAGCCCCCTCGCCGCCGCCGTTCTCTCCCGCCTTGATACGGTCATGCCGAAGGGCGAGCCGCTCGCGCCTTCCACCCGTTACGGCGCCGTCGGTGTCGAGATCCGACTCGACCACGTAGACGGGACGGAAACCTACATCGTCAACCTTGACGACGTTACGGTTAGCGCGCAGCCGAAGGAAGGCACCCCCACGGCCGCCGCACTCACGGTGCAGGGCGTCGCCCGCATGCTCGGAGTCGCCCGCAAGGCTGGCGCGCTTGCGGCGCACGTCGAGTCGGCCATGCTGGAGGCGCTCTTCACGGACGCCGAACCGGACGCGGCCGACCTCGCGCGCGTCGACGCAATCCGCCGCGAGGCTAGCGCGCACCTTCCCGCGCGCAAGTCGTCGCCGTCGGTGAAGCTCGTCGGTGCTAAGGCTGGCGTTCCCGCGTGGCACCGAGTCGGGTAGTCCGCCAACCCCACCCCCGCCCATTCTAGCCCGACCCCCCCAGCTACCCCGACCCCGGAGCGCCTTACGGCCTCCGGGGTTGTCGCGTTCGCTCCACCCACGCCGCCCCCCGCGACGTCGCCGGGTTCCTAGCGTCACCTGGCGCCGCCCCCGCCGGGCGTCACCTGGCTGCGCCAGTCTCCGCCCCCGCCGCGGCGCCTCGCGCCCTTCGGGCGCTCGGCCCCCGCCCCGGGCTCGAGGCCTTCGGCCTCTCGCGAAGCGGTGTCGCGGCTTCGCCGCTCCACGCTCCCCCTCCGGGGGCTCCGTCGCTTCGCTCCGTCGCCGCGGGGGCGGCAAGCCACCGCCTCTTGAGAGGTTGGCGTGTGCGTGCTCGCTGCGGTACGCTGCTCACAGAGGACACCGATCATGCCTGCACCGATGCCTGCCGAAGCGAAGCTCCGTGTTGCCCGAAAGGTGCAGCACCTCATCAAGCGCGAGAAGACGGACCCCAAGCAGGCCTTCGCGATGGCGATGGACATGGAGAGCAAGGGCCGTCTGACGGACGAGGGTGAGTACAAGCGCGTCCACAAGAAGAACAAGAGCAAGGACAAGGGCGATGCCGAGCTCGACATGAACGAAGGTGCTGCGTGAGCGACAAGGTCAACACCTCGGCCGGTTGGACGCAGTCCGTCCAGGGGGCCAAGGTCGTGTCGGCGGAGGAGCTCCGTCGGCAGGCTGCGCTGTTCCGTCCGAACCTTCGGCAGGAAGCGTTCCGTGACGTGGCCGAGCAGGAGGTCGACAACGGCAACCTGCTCCTCGCGCAGTGGCTGCTCGCCAGCAAGGACGAGCAGTTCCGTGCGCAACACGGCAAGGCGGTGAGCCGTGCAGAGTTCGACCGGTGGTTGAACGAGCCTGGCTTCAGCGACTGGTTCTTCGAGCCCATGCCCCAGGTCGCACCCCTCGCATCGCAGGAGCTGCACCTCGCAGACCAGCTCTTCCTTGGTGGCCTCATGCAGGGCATGCAGGGCGGTGAGGACTGGGCGTTCAAGGAGTACGGCCGTTTCCGTTTCGGCCAGACCAGCACACCAGCACAGGTGAAGACGCAGCAGACGAGTGCGGAAGTGGACACCTTCCTCGCGCCAGAGGCCGAGGACGCGTGGGTGAAGAAGAGCAACATCGAGGCGTAGACCCCGAGGCGTGAACCCCGAGGCGTGAGTGAATCCGAACGAGCTCTACGAAGCACAGGAACGAGCGAGGCGCATCGCGCTGTACAGGCAGCACCCCGAGAAGATGATGGGGAAGCTGACCATCCGAGACATGCGGGGGAAGTACGGGTTGTTCAACAACCCCTTCCCCGAGCAGGTCGAGGCCATGGTGGACTTCAAGGATCCCACGGCGAAGACCATCGTTCACTGCAAGCCCAGGCAGATCGGCGACTCGACGGTCGGCCTGGGCTTCAACTTCTGCTACCTCTACTGGACACCGGACCCGGTGCGCTGTCTCGTGGTGACGGACAAGGACGACACCAACGCGGCGCTGTGGGAGAAGTTGCAGGACTACTACCATGGGCTGCCCAAGACCATGCAGCGTCCGTTGCTGAAGTCCAACGTGAAGGAGCTCATCTTCGAGGACACCAAGGCAGGCTTCCGATGCTTGAGCTCGCGAAGCCCTGCGGGTGGTCGAGGGTGGACGTACCAGCGGGGACACTTCGACGAGGTGGCGTACTGGTTCCATGACCGAGACGTGTGGGCGTCGGTGACCAGCGCGATGCACGAAGGACCCCACGCGCAGTCCATCATCATGTCCAGCCCGAACGGTCCGGGGAACTTGTTCCACGAGCAGGTGCTCGCAGCACAGGAAGCCGTGCGCAACGGGGACACGAGCTATCGCTTCCGGTTCTTCCGGTGGTGTGACCATCCGACGTACACGCGTCCGGTGCTGCCAGGGTTCGAGCTGACCAACGAGGAGCAGCAGCTCGTGCTGTTGCACGGTCTGAGCGACGAGCAGGTTGCGTGGCGACGAGACAAGGTCTCTGGACCCAAGGGCATCGGGCTGGATCGGTTCCGTCGGGAGTACCCCCTCACGGTGGAGGAGGGCTTCCTCGTCTTCGACGGAAGCTGGTTCAACGTGGAGTACCTCAACGCTGTGCTGGCCAAGCTGCGAGCGAAGTTCAACTCGGATGAGGTGCAGGAGCTGCGCATCTTCCACAAGCCCGAGCGCGGGGAGGTCTACGCCATCGGTGTCGACCCGAGCTGGTGCAACGGCGGAGACTGGGCAGTCGCGCAGGTGCTCGACTCGAGGGGACGACAGGTGGCGACGCTCTCGGCGAAGAAGGGCGGAGAGCTGCTGTTCGCGGACAAGGTCGCAGAGCTGGCCAGTCACTACAACCGAGCGCGCGTGCTGGTCGAGTGGAACACGGGCGGTGCAGGACCGGTGGTCGTGCGGCGACTGATCAACCAGGGCATCAACCTGTGGACGAAGCCCGGCACGTACAACAAGTACGGCTCGGCAAACGAGAGCACGCCGTACTGGACGACCAGCAAGGGATCGAAGGAAGAGGCGTACTCGCACCTGCGGAGCGTGGTCGACACAGACGAGCTGGAGCTCAACGACCTGTTGACGGTGCAAGAGCTGCTGCACGTGCGCGAGGTGAACGGACACATCGCTGGACAGGACGGCTACCACGATGACCACGCCATGGCGCTCGCGCTGGCGGAGTGGAACCGTAGGTCGCTTCCTCGACGCACGCGAGAGACGCGCAACGGAGAGGCGTGGAGGCGGTCGAGGGTATCGCCACAAGCAGACCCATGGGCGTCGACGCGGGCGTGAGGTATACGTAGGCGGACGGCGGAGGAAGCGGTGCAGGACAACAAGGATCTCGACTTCAAGGACGACCAGCTTCCTCCGAGCGCGATTCACGAGCAGCTCAAGGCGCACGACAAGCGCATGAAGGACGGTCGGGAGGAGCTCGCCCAGGCCAAGGCGTTCTACATGACGCGTTGGTGGCGACACATCCGGGGTCGTGCGGACGAGCGACAGATGCGCACGTTGAACACGGACGTGGAGGTCAATCGTCTGTGGGGCGCGGTCGGCAGCTATCTGAGCGCGCTGTACCCTCGGGCCAACCGGGTGGTGTTCGGCCCCGACGTGATGGACCGTGGCGATGCGGAGAAGGCGCAGCTCGCCATGAACAAGTGGCTCTCGAGCCAGAAGGTTCACACGCGCATCATGAGCGCCTTGCGCCAAGGCATCCTGTACCCGGGCTGCGCGGCGAAGGTCGGCTATTCTCCCGGCAACAACTCGGCGCTCGAGCGCGTGTGGCTGCGCATCATCCCGTGGTGGGAGGTCGTGCTCGACTCGGATGCGACGGATGTCGAGGACGAGCGGTTCCGTGGGCACGTGTATTTCCGTCCCCTCTCCGAGGTCGAGCGCGAGTACGACATCCCGAAGGGGCTGCTCTCGGGCACCAGCCGGAAGGACTTCCTCGCGCAGGGATCCAACACCGACGCGATGGTGGACAACAAGGCCGACAGCAAGCTCAACGACACGAACACGTTCGTGCGGGTGCTCGAGGTGTGCAACCTGCGGGACAGCTACAAGGACAAGGACGACCCGACGGTGGAGTACCCCGGGCGGTTCGAGGTCTACGTGCTCAACCAGGGCGACCTCTCCAAGACGCCCATCTTCATGGGTCCTCTGCCCCTGGCCGAGGCCAGCGGCGCGGCGCTGCCCCACATCGAGCCTCTCATCTTCGCAGCGGAGCCGGAGTTCCCGTTGCGCGGCATCGCGGGCTCGAGCCGGATGCTGCCCCAGCTTCGCGAGATCAACATCTACCGTAGCTTCATGGCGCAGAGCTCCCGGCGCGACAGCCGGCAGTACCTCATGCGCGAGGGCGCGCTGCCGGCGGACACTGAGACCAAGCTCATGGAGGGCGTGGATGGTCTCGCGTTGAAGGTGCCGGCAGACTACAACGGCCCCCTCAGCGAGGTCTTGCAGAAGATCGAGACCGGCAGCATCTCGCCGAACATCATCAACTACATGAGCCTCGCGGAGAACGACCTCGAGCGCGCCATCGGCACGAGCCCGAACGCGCGGGGGGTGGTGACCAAGGCGACGGCGTTCGAGGTGCAGACCACGCAGCTCTACACCGAGAGCGAGTTTGGCCTGCACAGCATGATCAAGGATGCGTGGCTCGCCCAGGTGGTCAAGCTCGCGCTGCGCGCCCTGCTCGCGGCGATGCAGAACCCCGACGACGGGAGCCTCGGGGAGTACGACGACACCCGACAGGTCGCGCTCGCATCGAACGAGGCGATGCCCATCGACCAGGACGAGCCGGACCCGATGCAGCTCGTGGAGACTGTGGCGGCTGGGCTGCGCGGTTCGGTCGCGCCGTTCCTCGCGGGTCCCCCGAAGAACAAGGGCCCCACGGGCAACATGGTCAGCATCGAGCAGGAGACGCTCACGCTGGTCGACGAGCTCAACCGTCCGGTGACCGTGACCGTGGCGGACCTCGACGCGAGCTTCATCATCGACTTCGTCGAGGGCGGTCGCACGCCGATGACGGACGCGGCGATGCAGCAGAACCTCATGGCGCTCATGCAGCCGTACATGCAGCTCTGGCAGGCCTCGCAGGAGCCGGGCCCCATGGGCGTGATGGCGCGCACGTACATGAAGGCCATCGCCGAGCGCTTCGAGCTGCCGAAGGATCTGCATCCCGACCAGCTCGAGAAGAAGGCCCAGGAGCAGGCGGAGAAGAAGCCCCAGGCCATGGCCAAGCCCGAGGCGCCCCCGGAACCCCCGACGCCCCCGGAACCCCCGACGCCCCCGGAACCCCCGGCACCGGCCGAGGAAGAGGTCCCCCCGGAGGAGGAGCTCGAGCAGGAGCCCCCTGTCGAGGAGCCCCCGATGGAGGCACCCGAAGCAGAAGAGGAGTACGCGGAGAGCCCCGAGGAGTACCTCCAGCAGGCGGCTGGCGCGCTCGACATGCTCTTGCAGGTGGAGGGCCTGCCCCCCGAGGTGGCCGACGTGCTCGCAGCGGCACGCGAGAGCGTCGCTGACGCGCTCGAAGAGCCGGAGAACGGACGCGAGGAGATCGAGGAGGCACTCGCCGAGATTGGCAAGTTCGCCGGTTCGCCCCTCCCCGAGGAGTTCCTCTCGGTGCTCAACGAGATCGCCGAGCAGCTCGACGAGGCCCTCTCGCTCTCGGCTCCCGAGAAGGGCGAGGACGAGGAGTACGTCGAAGACGACGCGTGCCCGGTCGCCACGCAGAACATCGAGGTGAACCTCGCCAACCGTCAGAAGGCCATCGAGTCGGCCAACTACGGTCCGGCGAACCCCGGTGAGCCCGGCGACTACTTCGACCAGATGGCGGCGCAGTGGAACGTGCCCGTCTCCGAGGCGGAGTCGATGCGCTGCGGTAACTGCGCGGCCTTCATCGTCACCCCGAAGATGCTCGAGTGCATCAAGAGCGGGCTCGAGGGTTCGGACGCCTACGACGTCATCGTCCAGGCGGAGCTCGGCTACTGCGAGGCGTTCGACTTCAAGTGTGCGGCGAGCCGTACCTGCCGGGCGTGGATCGCTGGCGGTCCGGTCACGGAGGAGAAGTGACCGAGAAAGCCCCGAAGAGCGCCACGCCGGCGAAGCCGTCCGAGCGCGTGACCGGGTCGCGCACCAACCCGAAGGGGAGTGCCTCGACGGGCAGTGCTCGCATCTCCCTCTCCGAGGACATCTCGAGCTCGCTGGCCGACAAGGTGAAGGCGCACAACGCCAAGCACAAGGCCGACGGGAAGAAGGTCACGCTGGGGATGCTCAAGGCGGTGTGGCGGCGGGGCGCGGGCGCGTTCAGCCGCAGCCACTCCCCGGTCGTGAAGAGCCGGCAGCAGTGGGCGATGGCGCGGGTCAACGCGTTCCTGCAACTCGTCACGAGCGGCTCACCCCGCAACCCGAAGTACGTCACCGACAACGACTTGCTGCCGAAGGGCCACCCTCGTAGGAGCTGACCATGGCCGAGAAGTACGCCCACATCAACTTCACGCCTCCTGCGTCGGCTGGAGCAGCGGCGAAGCGCGGCCTCGAGCTGCGCGCGGGCGTCTCGCCGTCCAACCGAGGCATGACCGCGGTGGGCATCGCTCGCGCTCGTCAGCTCATCAACCGCCAGAAGCTCAACCCGGCCACCGTTCGGCGCATGGTGAGCTTCTTCGCGCGGCATGAAGTAGACAAGCAGGGTAAGGGGTGGTCAGCAGGCTCTGAGGGCTATCCGTCCAAGGGCTTGCAGGCGTGGCTGGGGTGGGGCGGCGACCCCGGTCGAGCCTGGGCGAACAAGGTCGCCCGGCAGATGGAAGCCGCGGACAAGAAATAGGAGACATCGTGAACGCTGAGATCGCTCCCGAAGGCATCGTCCCGTCCCTTCCCCCCGACGACCCGATGGCGGGCCGACACACCTCGGTGGTCATCCAGTGGGCAGGCAACCCGCCCCAGTACGTGCTGCACGTGAACAGCGCGCTGGACGCAGAAGCCCTCAGCGAGTTCCTCATCCACGAGCTCAAGCGCATCGCGAAGGCCCTGCGCGCCGACCCCATCACGGCGGACGACACGAGCGACATCCAGGTGGATGACCTCGCGGCGTCCATCGTCGAGACCATCGAGCAGCCGTCCGTGCTGGCGACGGACCTCGCGAGCGCTCTGAGCGTGGTGGAGTAGCCATGCCGATCTACGAGTTCCGCTGCGCCGAGGGGCACGTCAGCGAGGGCATGTTCTCCATGAGCGCGCGTCCAGACGAGTTCCCTTGCACGACGTGCAAGCAGCCCGCGCCGCGCATCACCTCCGTCACCGCGTACACCATGGGCTCCGTGCCCCCGAAGAAGCCGCAGGCCAAGGAGGTCGGCGGCGGCGTGGTCATCCGGTGCCCCGACATCATCTGCAACTCCTGCCAGCACGGTTTCTACGAGGCCCTCACCTCCGAGGAGCCTCTGCCTCCGTGTCCGAAGTGCGGGTCCGCGGACGTCCGCGAGAAGATCGGCGTGCCGGGTGCGGACTGGTCGAACCGGGCGTACCCGTACTACGACCGCGGTCTCGGCATGGTGCTCAACTCCCCCGGCCACCGTGCGCAGGTGTGCAAGGAGCGCGGGCTCACTCCGGTCGATGGCGACTACGACGAAGACCGCATGATCAGCAAGATCGAGAACCGCGATGCGGAGCTCCACGCTGAGTACAACAAGTACGTCGACCGCCTCGAGAACGACCCGCGGTTCGTTGGTTACCGGCGCGCTCGCGATCAAGGTAGGATGTGAGCGCGTTCGTCGCACAACCACCCCACACCTCCGAGGTTTCCCATGGCCATGACCCCTCCCCCCGGCGCCGCGCCGGCCGCCCCTGCTCCCGATTCCGCCGAGTCCGCCGCGATGCGCGAGCGGGCTGCGGGTGCTCTCGCTGACGCGGAGCGCGCCAAGTACGAGGCCATCGCCTCCAGCGCGCCGAAGCCGAAGAAGCCGTACACCGCGGTTGCGGTGAACAGCCTCATCGATCAGTTCAACGAGACCATCGACGAGCTTGGTGGGCAGGACCTCCCGAACGTCGAGGTGGACCTCGGCGGGCAGGACCGTTGGCCCGAGCCGCTCCCGGCGCAGATCTTCGTCCCGCTCATGGCTCTGTTCCAGGCCGTCGAGCAGGTCGAGAATGGCAAGTTCGCTGGCAAGTACACCATGTCCATGGAAGAGCTGGTCGACGACACCGGCCTTCGCATGGCCGCGGGCGAGCTCAAGCGCATGGCGCGCGATGCCGCTCTCGCCAAGGCGATGCAGGCTCCGGTCGGCGGCCCCGCCCCCGCACCGGCGAAGAAGGGACCGCCCCCGGCCCCCGGCGCCATGTCCGACGAGGACAAGGCAATGATGGAGAATATGTAACCCGTATTCGCGGGCTTATATGTTCAAGAACCACGTGTACGGAAAGGAGACATCCGCGTGATACTGCACGACAACATGGACGCTGAGACCATCAACGAAACCATCCACGAGACCGACACCGTCGAAGAGACGGAGCCGGTTGAGACGGCTGCGCCGGAAACGGACGAAGTCGAGGCTGGTGAGTCTGCGGTCGAGGCCAAGCCGGATGAGGTCGACCATCTCTGGAAGGTCGCTGAGGACGCCCTCGGCACCGTCACGGAGAAGGAGCTGCCCGGCTACGTCAAGGAGCTGACCCCGGGTCACATTGACGAGCTGCCCACGGCGGCGAAGCAGATCATCCGCGACATGATGCTCGCCAAGCAGCGCGCTGAGGCCAAGGCCCAGCTCGTCGCGAAGGACGCAGAGGACAAGGCCTCGAAGCGCATGGAGGAGCTCGCCTCGAACGAGCGAGCCTTTGCGCGTCGCCAGGCCGCGTTCGCCGCGCTCGTCGACAGCCCCGAGGTGCGCAAGCTCCTCGAGACGCAGCCGGCCGAGCTCCCCGATCCGTACACGCCGGAAGGGATGGAGGCGCGCATCAAGCTCGAGACGGCGAAGGTCGTGTCGAGCTTCTTCGAGCCCATCCAGAAGGAGGCCGAGCTCCGTTCCAAGGAGGCGGCCTACCTCGACTTCGTGGCGGCGCATCCCGAGATGCGCGACCAGCACTTCAAGTCTGAGGTCAACTCGCTGCTCGTCGAGCGGCGCCAGGCCGGGTCGCCGCTGACGACGCCCGATGCCTACGAGATCGTGAAGGGCCGTCGCGCGGCTGCGGAAGCGCAGCTCAAGCGCAACCGTGAGGTTGCGGCGCGTCGTGCCAGCGCGGAGAAGGTCGGCCGGTCCTCGGCCGGAGCCGCTCCGGGCAACGAGCCCATTCCCCAGAGCATCGTCAAGCGCGGGGCTGCCGCGGTTGCCGAGTATCTGGAGAACAATCCGCAAGCCCTCCGCGCAGTGCGGCAGCAGCTCCGCGGTTGACCTAGCCAGCAACCACCACCCCTCACCAGCACGAGGACATCATGGGAACCACGTCTCTTACCATCGGCAACGAGATCCTCTCGACGACGATGCACATCACGATGAAGGAGTTCCGCGACGGGCTCCATCTCGCCACGGCCTTCCTTGACGCGCAGGAGCGCGTTCACGGCAAGGCGCAGCCCTCCCAGGAGGGCGGCAGCCGGATCATCCAGCCGGTCGTGCTCGCGAAGCACTCCAACACCACCGCTCTGGACAGCGGCTACGAGCGCATCGACCTGTCGGCCAGCGACGTGTCGCGCCCGGCGGTGTACGACTTCGCCCACGTGGTGAAGCCGGTCGTCATCTCCATGGAGGAGGAGCTCATCAACGCCGGCAAGGCGCGCGTCATCGCCATGGCGGAGATGCGTACCAAGGCGGTCGCCAACGAGATGCGTCGCGAGTTCGTGCAGCAGCTCGTGGCGGGCGGCGTGCCGCAGTGGCAGAACAAGTGGGCGACGCTCAACGGCGTTGACTTCTCCACCGGCTTCTTCGAGCTCGCCGCGCAGGACAACTTCGTCGGCGGTCTCTCCAAGAGCACGTTCTCCCGCGCCGCTGGCATCACCGGCTGGAACAACCAGTACGCTGACGGCCTCGGCTCGTTCAACGCGAACGGTCTGAGCGCGCTGTACGACCTCAAGGTCGAGACCAACGCGGTCAGCTCCTCCGGTCCGGTGGACATCATCCTCGCGTCGAAGGCCGGGTTCAAGAACCTCAAGCGCGCCCTCCAGGCGGGCGAGCGGTACATCGACGAGAGCAAGCTCGATGGTGGCCGCATGGCCCAGTACTGGGACGGCGTTCGCATCGAGGTCGAGCCGCAGATGCCGGCAGGCACCGCGGCTCCCGGCCCGGCCACTGCGGCGGACCCCATCTCGTTCTACTTCATCAACTCCAAGGACGTCTACGTCATGTGGGATCCGATGGGCTACTTCTTCCTCGAGGACTTCGAGACCGTCTCCGGCGAGTACGACGTGCGCGCCGCGAAGATGCGTTGCCGCGGTCAGCTCGTGGCGGCGGCCCTCGGTTCGTCCGGCCTCGCGTTCGACCTCGAGGCGTTCTGATAGGATGAAACCGCGCCGAGTTTCGGCTCGGCGCGGTTTCCCCTACCCCTCTCCCAACCCTCTCCCAACAACACGAGGTTCATCATGGCCATCCAGAAGGCGGACGGTGTCGACGCCTACAACAACTTCCCCAGCAAGTTCATCAAGGTCTTCTGCCGCATGCCCGCCGGCGGCGCGGCGGTGGCGGTCGGCGACGTGGTCGTTCTCGACTTCACGATTGACCGCTCTCCTTTGCAGACCTCCGACGCGTACGGTCTGACCGTCACTCGCGCCGGTGCGACCGCGAACCTTCCGCTCGCGTGCGGCGTGGCGTGCGAGGCCATCCCCGCCAACGCCACGGCTGCGGACACCTACGTGCTCCTGCAAATCCAGTACGCGGGCTACAACGACGCGGTCGTGGCTGCGTCCGCTGTCGCTACCGGGCTCTTCGTGGGCACGGGCGCCACGGCCGGACAGGTCGACGACTTCACGGTCGCGCGCACCAACCTGGCTGACTACTTCGCGGTCTGCGTGAAGCCGTTCACTCTGGTTGCCGGCGTCTACACGGACGGCGCGATCTTCATCGTCGACAAGGGCTTCTTCAACGGCTGATCAGCCCTGTCGTTGACCACGGGGCGGGCTGGGGTGATACACTCCAGCCCGTCATCGTGTTTTTTGGAGGACGCGTGAACCTCAAGGAGATCATCGAGGAGGTCCACAGCCAACTCGACTACAACCCCGAGCTCCAGTCCTACAAGGACTCGGTGGCGCGGACGGTCTCGCGTCACTACGTCGAGATCAGCAACGCGAGCCCGTGGCTGTTCTTGCAGACGGTCAGTACGTTCACGGTCTTCGGGCAGACGACCGCAACCAGCCCGGTTGCGCAGACGCTCTCCGTCACCAACGCGGGGCCTGGTACCCGTGAGGCTGTGTTCTCCGCGTTCGTGAACCCGCAGTGGGTTGATGGTCTGCTACTGCTTCCCGACGGCAATCTGTACCGGATTGTCAGCGTCAACACGGGCACGAGGACGGTCTACTTCACGGGGAACGAGGGCGGGACGCGCTACTTCGGACCGACCAACCTTGCGTACTCCGGCTGGACGATCACGTTCGACCGCCACGTGCTGCCTGTGGACTGTGCCGAGCCGCTCGGCTTCATGGACCGCACGGACCAGGAGATGGGGCGCCTGCTGTTCATCGACCGGCGTCGCGAGGAGGAGCTCTTCCTCAACGCGAACGACGGCGGACAGGTCTTCGTGCTCATCGAGGATGACCACGTCCAGGACCTGCCTCCGCAGTACGCTCCGACGTTGACGCTCGCCGGCGCCGGCTCTCTCGCGGCCAACACGGAGTACGAGTACTGCTACACGCTGGTTCAGCAGGGGCGCGAGAGCCCGCCGAGCATCGTGGTATCCATCACTCCGACCGTGGCCTCTAGCGTGGCCATCACGCTTGAGAACACGACGGACCTCGGCTTGGCGACAGGTATCGTGAAGAACGTGTACCGGCGCAACAAGACCTTGAATGGTCGATGGGAGCTGGTGGCAGCAGGCCGCGCGGACTCGTCTACCGTCTTCACGGATGATGGGACCGCACCAGCCGCTGGCACGGCCGGGCACGTGGTGTTCTCGACACAGGAGCCCCGGCAGTACGTCCGCGCCTACTACACCTCCGCCACTGGGGCGAAGCTCGAGCTGCGCTACCTCCGCAAGCCGCGGCGGCTCATCGCAGACAGCGACACGCCGGAGTGGCCGGAGCAGTACCACTACCTGCTCGTGTACCGCACGTTGCAGGACATCTGCATGCAGCACGGCATGACCAACCAGGCCACGATGTACGAGCGCCGCGGCAACGACGTGATGCAGCGCATGAAGGGCAAGTGGCTTGCCCGGTCGGACAAGAACCTCATCCGCCAAGGCTTCACCTTCGGCGGGCAGACGGTCTTCGAGCGGTGGGGCAACCCCCGCAAGATCGGCTAGTAGGAGCCCATGCAGACCACGTCCTTCACCGTCGGGCCCCTTCGCGGGTTGGACCAGCGCTGGAAGCCGAACCCGGACACGGGTCTTCGGGTTCGAGACCTGTCGTGGGATGGGCGAGACGGATGGAAGACGGCAGGCGGCTATCGCCGTCTGTTGGCTGGAGCGTCCTACGAGCCGAACGCGGTCACGTCGCTGCACTTCTTCAGCCAGCACAACGGGGCGCGGACCTGGCTCATCTACGAGGCTGGCGGCACGCTCTACGCCTTCCTGCCGCAGTACAGGGTCGGAGCCGAGACGCGAAAGCTGGCTCTGACGTTCCCCGACAACACGACGGTGACGGGACGCAAGCAGATCAACACCCCGTGGCAGCGCACGCAGTCCGTCTCCTGGGGCGGGCGCATGTACTTCGTCAACGGCTACGACGTGCCGCTGGTCTTCAACGGCGAGTACGTCGAACGAGCCGGGTTCGACGTTGCGCCCACGCAGCCGCAGGCGAACGCTCTCGGCGACATGACCTCCGAGGACGCGTCCGGCGCGCGCCCCGTCGGCATCGGTCTGCACATGACCGCGGACCTTACGCCGGTCTTCGTGACGGACCCCGCGGCCGTGGCTGCGGGAACGAAGACCTACGACTACCGTCTCGACATCGGTCTCGGCCCGGTGCTGTCCACCGACGGTGACTTGCAGAAGTGTGGCTATCGCTACAAGGTCACCTTCATGAACGAGCGCGGGCAGGAGAGCCCCCCGAGCGCGGCAAGCGCGCTGGCGCAGTTCCTCAACAAGGGCGGAGACGGGGCGGACAACGGGGCCACCCCGGTCGCGGTCATTCTTCCGCGAGGCGGCAGCGGCGTGGTCGCGCGTCGCATCTACCGCACGCAGAACGTCTTCGACGCCGCGGGTAACCTGCTGAACCTCGGGTACGGCGACGCGTACTACTTCCACAGCGAGGTCCCCGACAACTTCACCACCACCATCGAGGACACGCTTCCCGACAGCTTCCTCGGAGCGCAGCTCAACGAGAGCGCGTTCGGCCCTTGGCCGACGGGGACGAAGTACATCGCGTCGTTCAAGGACACGCTGTTCCTCGCTGGCGGAACGGCGAACGAGGTGCGCTTCTCCGCGGCGCGGTTCCCCGAGGTCTTCCCGCCCGGAAACGTGCTGGACATCGGTGACGCGGACCTTGGTCCGGTGACTGGCCTGTACGCGGCCCGCAACGCGGTCGTGGTGTTCAAGCCGCGAGGCATCTACCTCATCAAGGGAGACCCGCTCAACGGATTCTACGCCATCACGCTGACCAAGGATGTGGGCTGCCAGGCACCCAACAGCGTGGTCGAGGTGCCGGGTGTGGGCTTGTGCTTCCTCGCGGAGGACGGCGTCTACGTCTTGCAGGGAAGCCTCGAGAACGAGGGCGTGGCGACGCGCGTGGTGAACATCAGCGGCTCTCTGTCCGAGACGTTCAAGCGCGTGAACCGCACCGCCCTCCCCAATGCCAGCGGGGCTGTCTACCACCGCGACCGCGAGGTCTGGTGGGCCGTGCCCACGCTCGGCAACGAGTACGCTAACCTCGTGCTGGTCTTCCACTACGACGTCGGCGCGTGGAGCACGCGCAACGACTTCCCGGTCTACTGCATGAAGGAGTCGCCCGACTACCGCGGCTACCTCGTGTTCGGCAGCTACGACGCGGCGAACCATCCGGGTGTGCACGTCTACTCCCGGGGATGGGCGAACAAGGACGGCGTCGCCTTGGCCCCCAACTACCAGACGAACCCGATGGACCTCGGCCTGCTCTACCGCAGCTTCCAGCCGAAGCACGTCATGGTCTACGCGGTCGGACAGGGCAACAACCCGCTCACGCTCAACTACTCGGTGAACCGCAGTCTCGACAGCGTGCGCACGACTGTCCAGACCGTGGAGCAGCAGAACCCGAACGACGAGTTCGCGGTCTACGGCACCGCGGTGTGGGGGACGGCGCGATGGGGACGCCTTCGCCAGGTCGTGCTGCGTTTCGATGTGAGCACGCAGAAGAAGGGACCTGTCCACGAGCTCTCGCTGGAGATCGCTCCGCAGGGGCGTAACTTCCACGTCTTCGGCTACGACCTCGAGGTCGCCCTCGGGGAGCAGCGGAACATCAAGCCGCTCACCCCCGCGGTCGGCGCGAGCACGAGGTAGCGCATGGCTCTCCGATACCGACAGGAGTACAACGAGACGGGCGACGTGCTCGACCCGCAGGCGTACAACGTCAACCAGAACGAGCTCATCTCGGAGTTCAACGGCGGCCTGGACCGGCAGAACATCCCAAGGCAGGTCATCCAGCGCGCGCAGATCGTAGATGGGGCGTTCAACGCGGTGCGCGAGGCATCTGCTTCGGGGTTCGTCACGGCGGACATGACCAGCCGCACTTGGCAGACGGTCATCTCGGAAGGCTTCGCAGCTCCTGTCGACTGCCTCTGCATCTTCGAGTACAGCGGCTACCACACGTGGCCCGGGGTCTACAGCGGGAACAACCGGCTGGAGGATGCCGTCCAGTACCGCATCACGCTGGACGGCACGGAGCTGTTCACCAGCCATTTCTACGGAGAGAGCGTTCTGCAAGACGCGGTGTACCTGCCGTGTGCCGTACCTGTGCCTGCCGGGCAGCACACCGTCTCCGTGGAGATCCTCTTCTCTCGGGTCTACCAGAGCAGCCTTCAGTTCTCTGAGGAGGCAGTGGCGGCCGGCCTGTTCGCGGTCGCGAACCCCACGCTGATCACCACTGAGCGGAGGCGCTGATGTCTCGCGTTGTGCAAACCGAGCTCGTCGAGGGAGCAGTCGCCACGGCCGCGAACTTCAACGCCACCCTGTCCTCGTGGAACGCAGCAACCGCCGCGGGGCAGATCAACGGGGGCAACTTCCGCGAGGAAGGGCTGGATCGCAGCTCCTTTGCCGCTGGCTCCGTCACGACCACCGTGGCCAACGGGTCCATCCGCTTCGCCGACAGCACGTTTGCCATCGGCGTGTGGGACCTTGTGAGCGGCTCTGAGATCGGCCCATTTCCCGCCGGGCCGGTGTTGATCCATGTGAGCGTGACGATGCGTAAGGACGACTTGGCCGGTCCACGCGCGAGCCTGCGCGTCGTTTCAAGTGCGACCGCAGGCGGAGCTGGGACAGAGGTTCCACGGACGCGAAGGGATCTGGAGATGCGCATCGCCGTCAATACGCCCTTGGCGACCGCTCGTCTCGACCGTTCTGTGACCATCGCGAAGTTGTTCACGGTGAGCGCAGCCTCGCAATACTTGCGCGTGGAGGCCTTCAACAACACGGCGGGTAGCCTCATCGTGCAGGGCAACATCTTCGGCCAGGTCATCGCCAAGTAGGAGGCTCTCGTGGGTCTGTCTCTCACCACTGTGGCCGATGGGACCACCATCACGGCGGCGGCCATCGAGGGCTACATCTCCACCATCGAGACGTACCTCAACGAAGGTGTAGCCAGCGGAGACCTTCTTTCCACGGCTTGGGTGGAGTCCACGCACGTCTTCAAGCCGGAGTTCTTCGGCTCTCCCGACAAGCGCGCCGAGCTCATGAGCGGAGACGCCCACTACCGTGTGCAGGGCGACAGCATGTACACGGCGGCTGCGTTCCATCACGACTTGATCAAGGATGGAACCGCCTACGTCCCTGGTCTGCAAGTGACGTTCAAGTGCCCCGCGAACACCTACGTGCGTGTGCTGTGCAGCTTCGCCGCGTTCGAGTGGGGCGGGATCGGAGCCGTCGACGAAGGACCTGCTGCCCTCACCCCACTGCCGCGAGCAGGAACCTTCAAGCTCCACCTTGATGGAAGCACGGTCGGTGGATTCACCACGACCCGCCCATTGTACGAGTCGGGGATGTCGGACCCAGCCGCGCCTACACAGGAAGAAAGCTGCGTGGTCGGCGCGCTGGTCGCGCGCAAGCAGCACAGCATCGCGGAGTACGTGCTGGTGGGAACTGCGGGGACACACACCCTCGGCGTGGCACTGACCATCCCAGAGCCCGTGCTGACTGGCGCGAGCTACGACCAGCGGCATGTGTTCGTGCTTCAGCGCAGCATCGTAGTAGACTTCTACCAGTTGTAGGCATCGGAGGTTCACATGGCGAAGACCCAGGAGCAGATGTACCAGGAGCGGCTCGAGGAGACCGCGAATGTGGCGCGGTCGGAGGCGAGCAAGGACACCCTCGGCCAGATTTCTGCGGGTGCGGGCGGTGCCGCGCTCAAGGGCGCGGGTCTCGGAGCGACCATCGGTTCTATCGGAGGACCACTCGGAACGGTTGCCGGAGCTCTCATTGGCGGAGCCATCGGAGGCATCGCGGGTGGGATGCAGGCCGCGCAGGCCGAGAAGGGACAGCGGTCTGATTTCGACAAGCAGGCTCGCGAGATGGAGAAGCAGCGACAGGAGCAGGAGAAGGAGACGTCCAAGCTCCAGCGGCAGATGACCACGGGTGCCCAGCAGGTGGCACGCGCTGGCGGCCGTGCCTCCTCCGTGAAGCAGCTCGTACCGACCACGCCAGCCGCTCCCGACGCCGCGCTGATGTCCATGCCGGTCGCCTCTGGCCGCGGGACGCAGTATGATGCGTGGCGGCAGCAGACCTACGGGGGTTGATCATGGCCAACGGCACTACGAGAAACCCGTTGTTGGACGAACCGGATGACATCTTTGCGCCTCCGGTGCCTACGAAGACCTCGAACGGCTATGTGGATCCTTCCTTCTTCACGGAGGAAGATCCGTACGCTTCGATGACGCTTGCCATGCCTGCGGAGCCTTCGATGTTCTTCCGCTACGGAAAGAACGCGCAGCAGGGCGCACCGACGTACACCTTCGACACCAGCTTTTCTCCCGCTGGTGGGGCAAATCCCCCTGCGACCAAGGGCGCGCCCACCTCCGCGGCAGCAGGCCGCGGAGGAAAGAGCCGCACGGCGGGCGTAGGTGGTCTCGGCACCGCGGGCCTTACCGGGTTGGGTCTTTTGGGTGCTGCGGGTGCTGCGGGCGCGCAGTATTTGATCGCGAAGAAGGCCGGCGAGACCTCGCAAGACGCGCTCAACCAGCAGCGCCTCGCCGAGCTACGTAAGCGCGAGGCGGAGCTCAAGCGCGGTCAGCCCAGCACGCAGGACGTGCAGGAACTCGCGCTGCTTGAGAGCGCGCAGATGAACCCGGTGCGCACCCTGGCCACGCAGCAGATGCAGCGTGGTGAGGCCGAGCGCGCTTCCATGGGAGCCACCCGCGCAGCGGGGCAGGCTCTCGAGAGCGAGCGCATCGCACGTCAGCAGGTCACGCAGGCCGCACAGCAGGCAGGTCTCACCAAGGCACAGCGCGCGCTTCAGCAGCGTGCAGAGCGGCAAGCCGAGCTCGCGCGCGTGCGGCAGGAGATCGACCAGCGCGTTGCGTACGAGAGTGCCATGGAGCGCGCCCCTCTTGCCGCGGTCGGAAACACCATCGCTGGGGTGATGGGACTCGCAGGCCAAGCACTTGGCGGCTACATCCCCGTGGGAAGCACCACCCCCAGCGAGGGGTAAGCCATCGTGCAGCGGCGCCCGCCAGCAGTCCGCACTCTGCGGGAGGCCAACGAGGTCATCGCGATCCTGTGGGAGAAGGTCTTTGGACCCCAATCCTCCGGGCTCGGTGGCGACCTTGCGGGCCGCCCGGGTGCGCCGCGGCTACGGGACGATGCCGAGGCACTCTTCCACCAGTTCCTCAGCACGAAGCACACCGACGTCGTGCCGGCGACTGGGGTCAAGGGCGACATCGTCGCGGCTACCGTCGTGGGCTCGGCCACCAAGTGGTCGCGCCTCGCAGTCGGCGCGGACACGTACTACCTCGCGGCCGACTCCAGCGCGGCTGCGGGTGTGGCGTGGACGAAGTTCAAGCACGACCTGCTGAGCGCGACGCACGAGGACACGACGGCCGCTTCGCCCAACAAGGGCGCGCTCATCACCGGATACACCTCGGGGGCCTCGACGACGTGGCGCAAGCTCACGGTCGGCACGGATGGGCAGTACCTCGCCGCGGACTCTACCGCGGCCGCGGGTGTGGCGTGGTCAACTTTTGAGCACGCCCTCCTCGGACCGAAGCACACCGACACGACGACGGGAACGCCCACGAAGGGCGACATCATCGCCGCGAAGACCTCCGGCGGGTCTACGACGTGGACGCGGCTGGCGGTGGGCACGGACGAGTACGTCCTCACCGCGGACTCGAGCTCCACCAGCGGCGTGGCCTGGGCGACCTCGGTGCACACGCTCCTTGGGGCGAAGCACTCCGACACGACGACAGGCACGCCCGCGAAGGGCGACCTCGTGGTCGGAACGACCTCGGGCGGGTCGACGACCTGGACGAAGAAGTCGGTCGGGACGAACGGGTACATCCTCGTCGCCGACAGCACGAAGTCCTCTGGCATGGACTGGCAGGACGTGTCCAGTGCCATCGTCGGGTCCATCAACTTCCAGTACGTCGAGAAGTTCGTGGCGACCTTGGGGCAGACCAACTTCACGCTCTCGAACACGCCGAACGCCTCGAAGGCCAAGGTGCTGGTGACGCTGAACGGCCGGGTGATGAGCAAGGACGCGGCGGACGACTACGTGTTGGCTGGAAACGACATCCAGTTCAACTACGGCGTGGGATCGGGCGATACGATCTTGGTCTACTACGCCACGGCGTAGTGGATTGCCCACCCATACCTGGAGAAGCCACCATGGCACGGACTTTTATCCGCACTACCGACCTTGAGGACGCCATCATCACTTCGGCCAAGCTGGCTTCCAGCGCGGTCGTGACGGCGGCCCTTGCGGACCTCAACGTCACCACGGCCAAGATCGCTGACAGCGCGATCACCGAAGGCAAGCTCGGCTCCCTCGCCGTCACCGCGGCGAAGCTCGCGGCGGACGCGGTTGAGACGGCCAAGATCAAGGATGCCGCGGTTGTCGCGGCGAAGCTCGCGTCCGACAGCGTCGAGACCGCGAAGATCAAGGACGGCGCGGTCACGCA